CAGGGTCGATCAGCTCAGCCTCAATCTCCTGCCTGCCAAGGCTAGTGCCCTCGTATTGTAAGATTTGCTTCTTGAAGTTGTCAGCTAGGTTAGCTATGTTGGCGTAGGTTGAGGCACGGGTTAGCACCACGTCGTCCCCACTTCTACCCACTAGCTCAACGATCAGATCTTTAGGTCTTGGCGTAGTAGTGCAGATGACTCTTGTCTTCTTGCCAAGTCGGATGCCGAACATCATCATGTCCCAAGCTTCTTGGATGTAGTCCCAAGCCGCTAACTCATCACACCAGCCACCGTGGAACTGAGCACCACGGAAGCGCTCGGGCTCGGATGCGGGGATGCCTTTGATCAGGCTCCCATTGACCAGCACGAGCTCGTGGAGGCTCTTGTTGTAGTCCTTCACCAGTATGTTAGGGATGACGTTCATCAGGCCGCTATCGCCCTCAAAGCAGGTGCCACGCACGTCTGCAGAGGTTGGGGCGGCTACCAGCCAGCGGGTTGCGGGGTAGCTCCAAGCCCACCAGCCTATCTGCTCAGCTGCGGTTCGGGTCTTGCCAGCACCACGGCCAGCCAACATAAGCCATATATCCCACCAGTCACCCGCAGGCACAATCTGATGGTCATGAGCTTGAGACAGCCACTTGGCACGCCACTCAAATGCGGCTCGGTAAGTGTCAGGGAGGGCTAGATACTTCTTGTGTATCTCAGGATCCCTCATCAGCTCAGCGACGTCAGTCACTTAGGATCCAATGCCTTGTCATGCATAAAGGTAAACTGCTTAGCCACGAACACGGCATCTTCATCGTTTATGTCTTTGAGCTTGATCTCTCTGCCTGTGCTTGTCAGTACAAAGTCACAGTCTTGGGGAAGATGGTTAATTTTGAAATACGTTATGTATGCTCTAGCTTGATCTGGTGTCATTCTTTCCCCCTCGCTCGGATAGATTCTATGCAGGCTTCAACACCTAAACTATCAAAATCTTCATTAAGTGATTCACAAACCTTTGCACACGCCTCGCGCTCTGCTAATACTCCACCCATGTACGCTGCTTGCATTGCTTGTTGGTAAGCATCAGCAAGTATCCACAACTTACCTTCAAACTCTTTTGCTGGAATAGTTAATCCACCTGTATTTGTCATGACTGCCCCCTCGCTCGGATAGCTGCAGCCGCTTCCAAATAAGTGTTTGCGCTAAAAGCAATCTGAGCACACGCCTCGCGTTCAGCGGCTACTAGCTTACGCAAAGCGTCCCTGAACATAGTCACCACAATCAATGGGACGCCTGCAGCCACAGCCTCATCCGTAAACTTGGCATCCTCAGCAGTCAACGTGACGGTAAAGTCTAAGCCATGTTCTTGGGCGCTAACATTATTCATTTAGCATCTCCGCGATTGAGTAGGATCTGGCGTAGTTCAGCAGAGTGCCGCTTCTGCTCATCCAGCCATTTGTGTAGGACTTCGTTCTCGCGCCGTAATGCAGCCAGCTCAGCCTTTATAGCCGCCACCTCAGCGTTGCTTACGAAGTCGCTCATTTGCCTTTAGCCTGCCTGCCGAGCTCCACAGTCTGCAGCATAGTCTCAAACACAGACAGGTCAGCCTTTACCTCTAACGGGCTGTCCTTGTCGCCTGCGAGTATCTGGCGGTCGCCATACTTTTTAGGGTTCCATTTGGCCAGCAGCTTCAGCCGCGTCTCGATCTGCAGCTTACGGTGGCCAAGCATGTCTTGCCGAGTAATAGTCAAGCCATTGGCGCTGCTAGTCTCAGTCTCGCCCATCAGGGGAGTGTCAGCAATAGCCAGCAAATCCTCAGCTATAGCGTCGTAGCCCTGCTCTCGCGCCTGCGCGATGCGTTCGGATAATGCCTTGTCAACAGCAGCCCAAGCGTATATCGCAGTCCATGCAGGCATGTGATTGTCTCTGCATATCTGACGTAATGGCTCACCGTCACTTAGGCGTTCACATATCTCTGCTGCTAGTTCAGGTGTGTACTTTGATGGGCGGCCAAGCTTCTTCGGCGACTTCTGTTGCTTGGCGGCAATTGTGGTGGGCTCAGACATCTTCTCAGTCCTTCAGCGTAATTAGATGCCGATAGTGTAATGTCAACTTGGAAGTTCTGCAACGCCATCATCAATGCCATCTGCGTCGGCTAATAGAATGACTGACTTGGTTTCCTTGATTAAGTCGTAAATCTCTAAATCTTTGAACCCGCCATCGTAATCTTCTAAGTCAATTAAGTAAGGGAATATTTTATGCAACATAGCCAGCATCTCTGGGGCTGCGGCTATCAGACGCGCATTAGCAACTACCTCTTCATCACTACGTGGTAACGAAGCTTGACCCATGTGGTTAGGGTCGCAAGTGCAGATGTCTGGGATGTTATCATCCTCAATCTCTACCCACGAACCTACAGCAATCCAAGGCCCCGGCGTATGCTTACTCATGCTGGCTCCTTGATTACGTTAAGAGCCTCAGTAGCTATGCGGATTACTTCTTTAAGGGCTCGACCATCAGATGCTGCGGTGTACGGCACATTGATTATCTGCTCTAGCGCATCAATGGCTAACTGTGTGCTGCAGTATTGATCGTATGCAACATCAGCTAATTTATCTATGTCGCGCTGAAGTTTGGAAACTTCGTATTGTTCTTTAACTTTCATCTTTCCCTCCTTACAGGTAATTGATTAAATTGGTACTCGCTGCGTCTGTGGAGTTGAGCGCCGTGCATCCACACTCGGTTCAGCCTTCACAGCATCCGCTTTCCCAGCTGGTTACGATTATCCAGCGCGTATGTCGATGCTACATTGGCCTACGCCGACTAAGTTGCTGGTACGGCCTAGCTTATGGGCAAAATCATCTCCGCTTTCACCGTATCTCCCAAGCTTTCCCAGCGATCTATTTTAACTTACCCTTCAAGCTTCCTCTACAGTTATCTTGTATTTTTTGCCCTGATTGTCTTCAACAATCATAAGCTTAGTCGTGCTTTGGAATGAGCCATCATCGCCCAAGTCCCACTGTATTTTGCCTACGTGGCAAAGCTTCCAGTCTCTGTCTTCAACCAAAGCTTCGCGGATTGTGTAGGCTATGTAGTCGCAGTAGGCAATCATAATTAAGCCTCCTCTGACATTTCTTCGTGGATCGCAATCTCAATTTCTTCGCGTTCACGGGGTGTAAGCGCGTCCCACAATGCACGCGATACCTTACCATCCACAATGATATCGAAGTCCACCTCGATGTATCCGTGGTAGTCCCAATCGCTGTCGCGGCAGCTACGATCAGCTTTTTGCTCGTGGAAATAGTTCACGCTGATAATCACTTCGATTGGCTCTTCCAATGCTGAAATATCTAACGTGTATTCGATTTGGACTGGTTTCATGACGCCTCCACTAACGTGTAGGACTCAGGTGTGCGGCACTCAGGGCAGATGTCTAACGTGCCGTCTGAGGCTCCGCTAGTGTCGTTAACAGTCTCAATCTCATCTTCGTGCATTACGTAATCGCAGCAATCGCATTTGTAGTATTTGTCCATGATTCGCTCTCTTTCGCTATAAATAAGATACAAAGTTACGCTAGTTAAAAGTTATTTTATGAATGCATTTTTAATGCAGCCGCCCAAACACGATCAACTGTGGCCGCATTAATCTGATGTAATGTACGAGCGCGATTTTTGAACCAATTTTCAAACGCATCGCTTACTGGATGATGACCCGAAGTTTTTGCATATTTCCAGCAAGACTCAATGATTGTTGCCATTTCGTTATCAGTCATTTTGTTCCCCCTATTCGCTGTCCTGCGTTGTGCAGTGATGTAACTATAGCTTAAACGATTAACCTGTGCAAGCACTTTAGTAAATTATTCTATCTGCCCGATAATCCCCAGACCAATGCATCCCAAACGGCCTATGATAAAAGACCCTTTGCCTCATGTCTTGTTCATTTTGCAAGAAGCTCTCTGGCGACAAAATCTTTACCATGTCTATAGCATGCTGGATTTGGTCTATGTCTTTTGATAACGCTGCAGATTTCAGCATAAATACGCAGTTCACTGGCAACATCAAATTATCCCCTCAGTCATCATTATCACAAGAGCAAAGCCTAATGCTATGCATACCCACATAACCATTTCATCAGGATCAATCATTGTTAACCCCCCAAAAAATGTCTAAATAATCTTCATAAGCAGCCCAGCACAGCAGGTATTGCCAACTACGCTGTGGCATACCCATCTCGTAATAAATCTCAGCTAAGTGCAAACACAACTCTTTTGTCGGTGGCGGCCTTTCTTTCATGCGCCATTCCTTTCAGCTTCTAATACACGCAAATCATTTGCAGCGTCAGATACCCCGTGCCAATCACCTCTGGTAATCATCACACGTAAATAATCAATTAAAACCGCACGCTGCGTAGAGTAGTCAGCATAGTTTTTACTGTCGTGTATAAATTTCATGTCGTCCATCAACTCTTCTGGCATACGGCATACATACTGATCACCTTCTCTTATCCATCGAATTGTTCCTGATGGAAAATCAATTTCTTCATATGCTTTCATAAAGCGCTCCATAACCATTTAATGTACTTCCCTATCAAAACCCCAGCGGTACTAGCCATGAATACAAATGCAACTATTACTACTAAGCCGTAAATGTGTTGCAACAATGCTTTTCCCATTTCGTTCATAACTCTTCTCCATTCTTCTCGGCTTCTTCGTTTAATCTGTACAATTTCTCTTGTCCTGCACCTTTGAAGTACATAGGATTAAATTCTTTTGCATCAATCCAACCTTGTCTTCCGTCATCCATCAGCTCCACAAGAATACGTTCACCTTTAATCTCAATGATCTTGCAGTTGTTAGCAGGTGAAGTGCCGCCAAACCAACCTGTATATCCAACTACAACGCCTTTCATCCCTGCCCTCTTTTGCGAATAGCATCAGCAGCGGAGTCGTATGCAGCAGTAACTAAGTCACCGTGCCAACTTGCCATTTCTTCACACAACCTCGCACACGCTTCGCGTTCTGCTTTGATTGCGGTTTCTACTTCCGACTTCAATCGCTCAATTTCGTCAGACATATCTTGTTTGTTCATCGACATAACCTTCATGGTGTCAATCATGCTTTGAATGTGATGGTTAAGGGTGCGAACTTCGCTTTCCAAAAATTCTTCTCTTGTGCCAAGTTTTCTTATACTCATTCTTTACCCCTTAGACGGATATTTGTAGCGCAATGGTCGCACCCAATAGCGTCAAGTCGTTTTGCACATTCCTCACGCTCTGTTTCTGCGACTATGTTGGCAAAGCGTTCAAGGCTAGGATCAGAATAGTCATACATTACAAGTCCAGCCTCACGCGCCATGCGCGTAATGTCATCTCTTGTCATGCAACTTCTCCAATTTTATAATCATGAAAAATAATGCCCTTACTTGCATCACCAACCTTACATGAACGCACCCAAACATTTTTACCGTTTTGTAGCCTGCGTAAATGCCCACGCCTGTCATGAAGTCTAGGGGAAGCATGAGTACCGCCTTTAGATTCTGATTTTGGTTTTGTTGGCTCAATAACTACGGTACGCCATTCATAAGTAGGCAACTTCCCCTGAGCTATTTTTCTTTTGTTTGTAAATGTCTGCGATACAGACGGAACATATGCATTACAGCCTTGCGCCAAACTTCTATACCATGCAGCAACAAGACCTAAAGTCATCTGTGCATCGTATTCTTCAACAATTTGATTTTCATCTACCGCCCCATATCTAACAAAATCATTACCAACAATGTATATCAATGGAGTTAATACATTTGGCATATTTCCAAGTTGACCTCTAAAAACACTAACCATTATTCCTTCGCTTGGTTGATCACCTTCAATCATCATCAATGCGTCATAAGTTTGATTATTTTTTGTTGAGAAGCCTTGCCAACAAACCATACATTTTTCAAAAGGTGGTCTATATTCATACAACCAATCTTGTTCAACTTTGTTTTGATCTTGTATGCCAGTAATGTCAAACCAATGGTAACTAGCAATGTCTACACCACCGTCTACCATCCATTTCATAGTGGAGCGAACAAGTGGTGTAGTCATCTCAAACCCCTGATTAACGTGAAGTTACTTTGACTGAGAATACTGCAGACGTGCTGGTGTACTGAGCTACTGTGTCTTCAGTAACACCGAGGTCTGCCAAAAGCTTTTTGTAGTTGACTGTGGCGCGGTTAGCTTCAATGACGGTGGCTTTGAACATGTCGCCCTCGAATACTTTGCTGCCATTAGGTGCTGTAGCTGAATCTTTGAAGCCATCTTTGATTGCGTCAGCTTGCTTAGTTAAGTCAGCAATCTGTGCCAAGAGTGAGCCTAAAGTGTCTACTGTGTTGAGATCGTTATTCATGATGTCGCTTCCTATTCGCTGTCCTGCACGTCGCAGTAGTGATACTTTAATTCTTTATTAAACGGTCTGTCAACCCCTTTTTAAAAAATATTTTCATCTTTTTCTACAGGTAGTCCATCACACAGTAAACGCTGGATAGTTACATTTAAGGCATCTAGCTCGTCCATCTTGCGGATAGCCCATGCCCTGCGGTTCCCGTGCCAGCCCATCATGCTGCCTTGGTGGCAGTCGTAGCAGAGGGCTACGCAGGTGTATTGGCTGTGCTGCTTGACGTGGTGAGCTGAGCTCGGGGGAGGGGCGTTACAGACGCTGCAGGGCAGGCTCTTGACCCGCTGGAGGTGCCTGCGCTCTGCAGCTGTAAGTTTATTGTTCAAATCGTAGCCCTGTACTCGGCGCGATTAGAGGCTTCCTGTGACCGCCAAACCTCAATCCTAGCCTCAGCTGCCACCATGTGCCATTTGAGCGCTTCCTCGGCTTCTACAGCAGCCCTAAGGTCATTTAAAAGCTGTAAGTATTCTGGGTGGCTGTAGGCATCCCGTTCTTGGGCGTTTACTGCAGTCTCTAATGATTGCTTCATTAGCAACGACTTCTTAGACTTACGGAACTCCTCAAGGTATATCCGAGTAGCCTTGGCATGTGCCAGCTTAGCCCCGTGGTCGCGGATAAAATCTACTGCCTTTTGTGGATCAATTTCTCGTTCGCTCATAGTTACCCCCATATTCGCCATAAAATCATAGATACGCCAATTATCGCTAAGGCAGCAAATGCCCCAAGAACTACAGCCAAAGCCAACAACGTCAACTTAAATTCCAATCTTTCTGACGATGTGGGTTCTGCCTTTTTTAAGCGAACACTTCTCGCAAATCCATCTCTGTCTGTTCCCATTGTCAAATACCTTGTACGTCCCGCCCTGTATGGGCTGTCGTTGCATGCAGTTCGTGCAGAACCTCGGGTTTTGTGATGACTCTTTCTGTTCCAACACGGTTAATTACCTTTTTAATTTGTGATTTATCTAACTTAAAACGCTTAGCCAATGACCCAACAGAGTCACCCCTCATGAACGCTTCGTAAATGCTAATGTCTAGCGGTCGCATTCTTAACTCCCATCATCATGTCAGCCATATCAAATGCAGCCTCCGCAATGAATCGTCTGTTGGGCTCACTATCAAGTATCTCAGGGTCAACAGAAGACATCAGCCCCTGTAAAGCAAACGCAGCAAACATACATCGCATTTCATCATTCTCAATCATCCAAATGTCCTCCTCGCATATTCCGCTATCAATAAAGCCTCGGCTCTTCCATGATGCTTCTTTAACTTTAACATTGCATCAGGAAATAAATTTCTTGCCATTACCAAAGACTTCTCTTTTTCCGCAGTCACACCCATAACTTTTTTCCATGCCTGCGGTAACACCATCTCAACCCTATCAGACAACAATGCAGCTACAGCTTCAATCGCACCAAACGCCCTCATAAACTTACCTGAGCTAGATATTCCCTGCCCCGGTCTTACACCTACGTGCTCAATGCAGATGGCATATGTATCACCCGGCACTGTAATTTTATAAATCTGTTCTTTCAAAGCTTTGACGTCAATCTTATCGCCATCAGCCATGATGTCACCAGCTGCTACAAATCCACCGTTGTGGTCTATTGAGGCTATTGCTCCAGACCGTAAGCCGGGGTCTATACCTATCCAGATCATTGGCGTTGTATTGGTATACGGTTGCGGATTGCATCCCCCAATTTTTCTATGTCAACACATTCATCAGCCAGTTTGGCGCACTCTTCACGCTCAATCAAAATAGCTTGCTTTGTAGTCTCTATCGCCACAGCCATAATTTCAGCCTGAGCTAGATTCAATGCGTCATCAAATTCTTTTTGGGTGAACACTTCTACGTGACCACTGCCTGCTAAAAAATTCTTTTGAAAATTACTTAGTTCACTCATTTCCAGTCTCCATGTTCACCGCGGTTTCCAAGTTTCCATTGTTGTTTAATATCCGATTCGAGCGTACTTCTAGGATGGAGCTCGTTCCAACCCTTTGCCCAACTACCGTCAGGTCGAACCCAACCAGCCAGAAACTTATGTGCCTCATCCCTATCTCTGATTCGCATGCGGATAACTTCTCTGACAAGGCATCTGTATTTGTGTTGTTCAACGTCATTCAAAATTCCCCCGTCTGATCAAATGCCATTGGCACACCACCAAATCTTTCTACAAACTGCTGACTTTCACCGTTGTACCACAAAGAAATCCACCCCTCAAACTCACCGTTCCTTTGCTTCTCACACATCAAATACATGTCAGGCACATCATCACTAATCATCTTCCCAGCCTGTATGTCATGCTCTTTCTTTTTGTTTCTGTACACCAAGAACACATTGTCTACTTGGTCTGTGATTGCACCAGTGCCTTTGATGTCTGTCTTGCTTGGCATATTCTCTTCACTGCCCAACTTTCTAATGTGATGGACTAAGTGAATGTGAATATTGTGATCACGAGCAACTGCACACAGCTCATCAATAAAATACTTTTGATCATTGTATGCATCTTCTGCAGCCACACACTTCATTAGACTATCAATGAATACATGAGTCACACCAAGCTCAACCGCAACGTACCTAGTCATTGCAATTACTTGCTGAGCATTAGTCGTTCCCTGTTGATCATATAGCCACAGCTTTTCATTAGAAAACCCTAAGAACCTGTCAGCAATAATCTGGAACTCAGGCTTTGAAGTTTTTTTGTATGGGTTATCAAAGTTAGTCCCAGAAAACTGACGAAGCATACGGTTAAGGGTTTGCATGGGCTTCATCTCAAAGCTGGCAATACAAACCTTTTTGTTTTGCTTGATCAACCCAAGCGCAATCTGCCCAGTGACCAACGACTTGCCACCGCCATTGGTGCCAGCATAAATCGTTACCTCACCCAAACGGTATTGGAAGTCATCGCTAGTTTTGCCCCAACACAAGTAACCTAAAGATTCTTTGCGCTCAGGCTGATCAAACTGGTTGACCATTTCTTGCAGCCAGTGGTTGGGCTCATGCACCTGATGCGTTATGTCGTTAGTCTTTAAATATTTCTCAACATCAATATCTTGAGACTTGACAATCCGCAGGCGGCGCTCTTCGTCAAGAGCCTTAGCTCTTTCCTCGATGAAAGTTAGATTAGACGTTGCCATAGCGCATAGCCTCCGTAATTCGTTCGTGAGCTAATCTGACACGTTGACGGTCAGAATTGGACAGACTCTTACCTTCGCTAACGTCAAAGGCTGCAATCTGCAAAATGGTTGACTCAAAATGGATAATCCGCATTAAGTCGGTTGCGTAAAAAGAAACCTTTACGGGCTTCATAGGATCGTTGTAGAGCTGTCGTTTTTCGTCAGGCGGGAACAAGTCACCTACATCCATCCCAACAGCAGCCATAATGCTTTGGACAGAGCAATCCGCAAAGCAATGTATCAGGATGCGACCATCATCAAGCTGGCGTACAGCAAGGCTAGGGCTCTTGTCTTCGTGGGCAGGGCAGCAGGCAGTCCACGAGTCACGCTTACCTTTGACTTTAGTCAGCCGAGACAATAGGGTTTCTAAAGCGCTCATAGGATTTTGACCCCCGAAGCTTTAGCCTGACCAGAAGCTTGAGCCAAATGATTAGCTCGTTGACCACGAACCCAGTTTCTCCAAGTAGCATCCCAATCCAACTTCACTCCTTTGGCACCGGGTTGAGAAACCCAATAATCACGAAAGCTATCAGCAGTAGCCTGTGGGCTCAAATCAGTCCTATTGGTTTTGCAGAACTGGATTTGGTCTTCGTTAGGAACCCAGTCAGCAGGCAGTCGAGTTCCACGAGACTGTTTTGTCTCTACTATAGAAGATGAAGATGAAGAAGAAGATGAAGGGGTTGGTTTTTGCTTATCCTCTTGAACAACCTTAAGGTTAACCTTACCCTTATCCATTAAGGCAGGGTTCCCACCAAGCTTACCCCCCATAGCCCTTATGTTCCTTAGGTTTTCGTCTCTAATCATCCTGCGGCTGCAGATCACACCGTCTGATGTCAAATCATAAACACCCGCCTGCTCAAGCTCGTTCAACCAACCTTCAACAACATCTAAGGTTTCCCCAACCATACGTGCAAGGTTGGGCGCAAGGATAACCTTATCGCCAACCTTAAGATGGCCATAAGGATTACCTTCGTGCATGTAACAGATCATGTCCATCCACAGCCCACGAGCTCCTGTTGAACAAGATCTTAGGGCTGTATCTCTAAGCCAGTCTGATGGATAGAACTGGAATGATGGACGTTTAGGCATCATCTACCCCATCATTCCATGCAGAATTTATTTCAACCTCGCCATCAATTACCCATTTCTGTATTCTGCGAAACTGATCTAAAGTTATATAAATAAAAACAAATTCACCCATATCTTCGCAAAACTGTTCTAAAACAATAGTTCCCGCCGCCGTAAAATCTACTTCAACACTTTGGGTACCTTTAAGTTTCATGGCTTTCTCCAAACGAAAAAAGCCCTAGGCGAGACTCTCACCAATTAAGGTGTTGGCAGACTGGAAGGTACCAGCAGAGTCCCGTCTAGGGCTTACCTTAACTGCGCTGCCAAGCGCTTTGGAGTTAATCATACACCGAATATGTCAGGTCGTAAAATCTTGCGGCTGACTTTACGTTTGGTATATTCCGAAATAGCCCTAGCCAATGCAGGCGAAGGCAATTTTTTCCCAGCAATAATAAGGCTAAGCCAAGTTTTACTTATCCCCAAGGTTTTAGCCATAGCTGCTTTCGACCCATGAGGTTGTTCAGTAAAAAAATCGTTTAAATTCATAACAAACCTTTCGTTAATGCCATATTAAACCATGACAGAATTTTTAACGCAAGGTATTGTAAGTGCAAATTAAATGATATAAGATGCAAAAAATTAAGGAGGAGTTACACAATGGAGAAAAAGGACGAGGTTAAATATTACGTAACTAAGGCTGGCATCAAGATCGGCAGTTACTACGAGAAGAAACCTACAAAAGACTTAACGTATGACATGGAGATTATTCAGTTAGCAATACTTAATGACCAAGGTTCTATCCGTCGTGAAAAGCTTAGGCGCATAGGAACTATGTTAGCTGTATGTGGTTTTCTTTTTGCTCTTATGTTAATAACTAAAAATTGAGGAATTTATGGACAGCGAATATCATCAAGCGAATTTAGAGCGACAGCAGCAACTAGAAGAGGCGCTACGGCGTGCAGTGAATCATATGGCCACTGATGATGACTGGGCCATCATCTACTACGAATGTGGTTTGAAAGCCCAACAAAGGAAAGCAAATGAGTCTAATAGCGAAAGCAGAATCTAGCGGCGGGTCGTTTACCCCTGTTCCACCCGGTCTTCACCTTGCTCGGTGTTATCGGATTATTGACATGGGCACCCAAAAATCTACGTACATGGGTCAAGAGAAGCACTTGCGAAAGATCATGGTTCAGTTTGAAGTTCATTCAATTGATGACGATGGGAACCCCCTGTTAACTGACAAGGGTGAGCCACTGTCTATATCTAAGAACTACACCTTGTCTCTTAATGAGAAGGCAAACTTATCCGTTGACCTAGAGTCATGGAGGGGCATGGCCTTTACTGCAGACGAGCGCAAAGGTTTTGAGTTGAAGAAGCTTCTAGGCGTTTGGGCAATGATCTCTGTGGCTAAGTCTACAGGTCATGATGGTAAGGAATACACCAACATCAACAACATCAACCCAGTGCCTGCCAACATTAAGAAAGCAGGCTTACCCGATCCCCACAACGAAGCAAAACTCTTTAGTCTTGAAGAACCAGACATGCCAATGTTTGAAACCTTTGGTAATAAGCTTAAAGAGAAGATTGGCAACAGCCCTGAATGGCAACGCAGTCAAAGTAAACAGGGCAAAAATAAAACTACTGATTCGTTTGACGATGCGTTAGACGACATAGATTTTTAGGAGACAGTAATGGCCCCAGCACACACACTGTTTGATTTCTTAAAGACGGAGTACAACATTCCATCTGATAGGCGGTTGTGTGAGGCTTTGGGGCTCAAGCCTCCAGTGCTTAGTAAGATCAGGCATGGTGTTATTGGTATTAGTGGTGACATCATGATTCTGATTCATGAGAAGACTGGAATGACTATAGCGGATATTAAAGAACTCATTAGCGAAAATGGAAAAACAAATACTGTCACTTCTGTTTAGCCTGATTACATCATCATCACAACCAGAGTGGCATCGAGGGGAGGCAATAGAATCATTTGGCCCTGACGTGTCAGAGCGTGCTGCGTGTATGGCTGCAGAGAATAAAGCGATCTTTAGCGTAGTAAGACAAGTAGCAGGCGAAGCTGTATCAACGTCTCAATACCAGCTGTGTAACGAAGCAAGCGAGGAAGTATGCCAAATGCTTATCTCGTCTACGTCATACACAGAGGGCATGGTGACTGGCATGCGAAAGTTGAGTACAGAGGTATCAGGATCAAGCATACGGTCTTGTAAAGTTGCTGTAGAGGTAGCTCTTACTAAAGACAGTGGGAAGTCTGACATTGGGTTTGACCCAGAAATACGGGTATCTAAAACTCAGTTACGGGAAGGTGAACTATTCAAAGTAATAGTCAATCCAACCCAGCCAATGTTTTTAAACCTGTTTTACTTTTCACCGTATCTTGAGCGTCATGAGCAAGTGCAGTTTCTGTATCAGTTTGAAGAAGTAATTACTAGCAAGGTAGAGCTTCCTGATCTTCCATTAGTTCTTTGGGCGACTTTTCCAAAGACTAAAGTTAACGGGAACATAGCAGGCGAAGTAATGATTGCAGTTGCAACAAAACGGCCAATCTCATTTAGGAAGACATTCTCTTTAGCAGAGTTTAACCAGAGAATTCAAGAGATCCCGAAAAGCGAAAGAAGAGTCGTCAGAATGCCTTACCTAGTGTGGGCTAAAGACAAGAGCCATAAACTTCAATAGAGAGAATTACCATGAAAAAATTATTAGCGTGGATTTGCCTTATTACTTTAGTTGGTTGTAGTGTGTTTAAGACTGAAGCTCAAAGTGCTAAAGAAGACATAAAAAAAGAAGTCGCCAAACAGATAGACCAGATACCTGATTGGTATCTAAAGCCCCCCAAAGATGCTGATGCCCTGTATGAGAAGGCTGCAGCTAAGTCCCGTGATGTCCAAATGGCTGTTACTAAAGCCACCATGCTTGCTAAATCTCAGTTAGCTATCACCATCCAAGGTGAAGTCAATTCCATTATGAAGTTGTTTATGGAAGAGAACGGCCCTACTAGTGGGGCTCAGGTATCTAACAACGTATCTATAGCCACTGTCCAAGAAGCACTCAAAATGCGTATGAATGGCGTTCAAGAAGAGAAGACACAGATATTCCAAGAGGGTGATAAGTACGTTGCCTATGTCCTTTTGAAGTACCCACTGGGTGATATGAATAAGCTAGTGGTTGATCAGATACGTCAGGACGATGCCGTCAACTCTAAGGTTAGATCAGATGAGGCGTATGACGAAATTGAGCGCAAGATTCAAGATCGAAATAAAAAATAATGTCTCGTCCTATGTATGAAAACAACAAAGACCTAGCCAACGAAAAAGAAGTGGCGGGTCTTCTGTCAGCCAAAAATGGCTACGTATTTTATAAACTAAAAATTGCCTATCACGTTGACTGGCTAATTATGGAAAAGGGCAAGCCAAAGTATGTTGCTGAAATTAAACGCAGGCTTAATCCTAGTAATCAATACCCAACTCTTATGCTGTCATTACAGAAATGGATGAAGGGTAAAGAGATGGCTGCAGAAATGAAAATACCGTTTGTCTTGATTATTAAATGGGATGACGGAGTGTTTTTTTATAAGGCAGGCAGCTCAGAAGTTACTTATGGGTTTGGCGGCAGGTACGACAGAGAAGATTCACAAGACCAAGAGCCAATGGTTTTTATTCCAGTACATAAATTTAAGAGGATTTTATGATTGCGAAAGAACACGCCGCAGAGTCTGGTCATTGGTATACCCGTGAAGGGGATCCGATGTACACAATCATGGGCAAGAGCACAGGCAAACTGAGAAACACTACCTTGCGGGATGCCAGAGAACTAAACCTAGTCCCATCAGTCAGTGGGATCATTAACGTAGCAGCCAAGCCAGCTCTTACGGTGTGGTTGCAAGAGCAGGCAATTCTTGCCGCTTTGACTCTACCAAGGGGTGAAGATGAGCTTGAGTCAGTCTGGCTAAAGCGCGTCCTGTCAGATTCTAAGCAGCAGGGCAGGGATGCAGCCGATCTAGGCACAGAGATCCACGCAGCCATACAGGGCTTCTACGAGGGTCGTACAGCTTCTAAGTACCCACACCATGTCGATAGCTGCAAAAAGGCCATAGAAGCCTTCTACGGGGCTCGTAGCTGGGTCTGTGAGAAGTCTTTCTCTCATGAGCTAGGGTTTGGTGGGAAATGCGACATGTTTAAAGCTGACGGCGATGGAATAGTCATAGACATCAAGACTAAGGACTTTAAAGACCTGTCTAAGCCTTTGGCATACGACGAGCACATGCTACAGCTCGCCGCTTACCGAGCAGGTCTAGGGCTACCTAGTGCTAAGTGTGCAAACGTCTTTGTGTCTCGGAATAACCCAGACTTGGCTCATGTCCACGAATGGGCTGAGGAAGACATTCAGAAGGGCTGGAAGATGTTCCAGAATTTACTTAACTACTGGCAGCTTAAAAACAACCATGAATAATATAAAAGCATTCCCAAACCACCGTAGCGAAGGCATGGACTTGCGTGATTACTTTGCAGCTAAAGTAATGGCTGCATCTTTTTATAATCCTTTAGAAATGACTCTTGGTGAAATAAACGAAATTACAAAAGCAGCCTATAAGGTTGCAGACGCGATGATGAAGGCGAGGGAAAACAATGAGTAAAGAACTACGTGAAGACGCACAAAAATACGTTGATGAAGATTTAATCAAACAAGTCTACTTCCAGTGTAATAACCAGCTTAAAGATGGCATCTACCCTGACGAAATAGAGTTGATTGAATACTCTGAGAAGCTAATTCTTGTGGCAGGAGCTGCAATAGCTAAAGCTGAACGGGAAGAGATTCTAAAGATTGTAGACGCCCTAAACCCTGAGATTGCTCGTGTAATACGTGAACGCAGAGGATGAAAAAAAACCCCCTAGCGCCAACTAGGGGGCAATCCACTGGGAACGTCAAGCACGTTCGGGGAGTCCAGTGGCACCGTTATTTCTTAAATCGTTTATACATCTCAGCCGCGGGGACAGACAGTAAAGACAACGCCCCACCACCTAACCTAGTGGCAGGATGGGGGATTAAAGAAGCCGCAGAACCAAGCGCTCCAACGCCGTAAATAGCCGCCAAGGGGTAATCTCCCTTTTGGTATGCTTCGTAGGCTTGTGCGCCCTCTAAACCAGCCCCAGCACCCATTAACGTGCTACCTAGAGGAACCTTGCCTAGCATCCTTGTGGCAGTTTTAGCGCCTTCAGCTAACTTATTCTTAGATGCCAACTCTTCTGCCAGCTTCTTCTGTTCAGCCCAGCCCTCGATGCCTAACTGTCTACCGGGGGAAATCTTGCTACTGATCTTGCCCTTATTCTTAGCACGCTCATAAGCCTCAGCTACCTCTTGAACAGTATAGCCCTCACCCTTGCCGTAACCTGTCTTTGACATCCATTTCTGACCGGGTGCGCGGGAATCTACAACTTGGGGAGCTTTAGCAGCGTTAACTTCTCTACGACCTGCCTCCATACCAATCGTAGCTCCAGTAGCTATGCCAGCTTGCTGAGTAGGTGACAAGGCTTGTATGTCACGGATCATGCTAGGTTCAGCAGCAGTAGGCTTTGAAGGCGTAGCAGGGGCTGCTGGAGACACGTCAGAGAATGATGAGTCAGCAGGCGCTTCAGGCTCAGCTAAACCAGCTGCTTCAATGATGGCGTGTTGAGTCTCTGCGTTAGCATTAGCAAACTCAGGTGTTTTAGCTACAAACCTAGAAAAAATAACGCGCTTAGTCTCAAGGTTTGCGTTTATGTAATCAGGGTCATCTAAAATAGCTTCAGCGCCCATTATTGACTCCCCATCTTTTTCTTAAACTTATTAACAACATTCATGTCTACGCCGGGTGGTTGATTCTGATCTAAAGAAACATTACCAGACGAAGAGGATCTACTAGGCGCAACACCCGCTGGACGATTAGCAGGGGTGTTAAATTTCTCACCGGGGAAATGGACTGCCATAATCTTTTTAAGCTTGGCGTCATAACCGTCTAACAAGCGGTTGTACTCTTTTGAATCTTCATAATCTGAGAAGTTCTTCTTCGCATTTTCAGGACGACGCTCCCACTCACGAAGCATACGAGCTGCAGCTGCATCTAACTCTGCACGAGCCTTAGTCATCTCAGCCTTAGCTTGAGCAGCACCGGGGCTGTCAGACAAGTCACCAGAGAATCTTGGGATAACAGCACCCTCCATGTTCGACACAGAGCCTTGGCCAGACAAGAACATCTTACGGAAACCAAGCTCATTCTGAGCAAAGATTCGAGCCGCAACCAATGACGCTTTAATTTCATCGTCGGTAGCGCCAGCGTTCCTAAGAGCTTTCTCAACAGACGGAACACTAATCGAATAATTGCCTACTCTAGCTCCCTCAGAAATTACTGTTCCTAAAGCATTTAAAATGCCGGGCTTAGCAAAGAATCCAAAAATTTCTTTAGTCTTTGGATCTGTAGCCAACTGAATAATTTGTTCAGAGTTTTGGATAAGCTGACGAGATGCACGAGACGAATCAAACAATGCTTCACGGGTAGCCTCAGAAGCTTCAACACGCTTTTCACCACGCTTTGTCTCAGTTGCTTGTTCAAGAGATTCCTGTGACTTAGATTTAGGTAATGTGCTTTCAGTAGTAGTACCTGCAGCTGTAGTGCCTGTTCCTTTAATCTTAAATAGTCTGTTAATGTAATCGTCGCCCTGACCCTTACTATCAGCCTCCATGTACTCAAGGTATTGAGCAGGCGTAAAGGGGAGCTTGCGTGAATTACCGCCATACGAAACTGTGTATTCTTTTTGCTCACCGTACTTAGCTTTTTCAGCTTCTGTAGCCTTGGCTTTTAATCCTTCAAGTTCTGTGGCTGTAGCTAAACGCATACCGCCGGGTACTGTCTTATCTTCAATGAAGTTAAAGGGAACATTGATCCGTCTATAAAAATCCTTTAACCCTTCAATGTTTCCAGAACTAGCCAAAGTTTGCATTTCCTGCACTTCGTCTGGATACAAGAATCGTTTTTCACCAGCAATAATAAATTCTTCTCGGCTCTTACGGCGCTCTTCACGAAGCTTCATTTCTGCATCAGCTACTGGCTTTAAATCTGGATCCATCGACATAATAGCCAACTGGGCGTCAGAAATATTAGGCAGTAATCCACCTTCACCACGAGCTCTGGTAGGTCTTGCTACGGGCTGTGCAACTGGCTGAGCTGCAGGTTGGGCTGCAGGTTGTGCCTCACCAGCTACAGGGGCTGCTACAGGGGCAGCAACTGGCGTAGCTTTAGCAGCCATAGGAGCATTGCCCTGCTGAAGCCTCATCAACATCTCAGGAATTGCAGCAGCCTTCCTGTTTTTAATTGATTCAAGCTCCATCTCATACTGCAACTTGCCTAAAGCCTGTTGACGTGTAAATTCCTTTTCTTGCTCTTCAGCCGCAGCTGTAGTTCCATAACCTAAAGACTCACCAAAAGATCCTGTCTTTGTAGGCGCAAGCATTCCACCAGCAAATCTCATTAACGTAGGGTCAAACATGCGCTTTTGAGACAATTGCAAAAGTTGGTCACGACGTGAATCAAGAGCTCGTTGACCAGCAAGAGCCCTATCTTTTGAATCTTTTAACATTGACGCAAAAACGTCTTCGGATTGTGTTTTTTGTTGCGCCTCCATTTCTGGTGGCACAGTTGCACCTTCAGCTGTTGCTTGTGAAAGTGGGCCTAAATTTGCCATAATTACCTCACCAAGTTGCCGCTTGCATCATAAAAATTACCCTGACCATCATGGTAAGAAGCACCAGCAGGAATGTTTGAAGTAGCTGAAGGAGCCTCAGAACGAATAGCACCACCCTCAGCTTGTTTAGTAACCGCAGATGGGCTCAATGTAGTCGTAGAGCCGGGGCTTGCAAATGAACCTAAAGCAGCCAGCAACCCAGTAATCTGCGATAACGGGCTGTTTGTATATCCTGTAGAACCAACAGTCTGCTTAATTTCACCTGTAGGAATATTCAACCCTTGCATCAACTTAGAGTAGTTCTGAGCTGCAGTCATTGGGTAGTCGAGTTGCTTTTGACCTAAAGCCTGCTCTTGGCTGCCTAAGTCATACAAATTTTTCATACCAGAAGTTGCCGCTTGTTGCTGCTGTGAGCCCAAGCCACCTAAAACCTGACCTGCCTGCATTTGACGGTTAAGGTCAGCTTGGGCAGCCGTCATAGCGTTACCGTAGCCAGTATTTAAAGCGCTGTACTGCTGACCCATTAAATTAGATTGCATGTCTCTCAGCATGTTGCCAGTAGCATTGAACTGACGCTGTGATCCAAAAGAGCCCATGCCACCCGCTGCGCCTTGCATTGCAGGCAGAAGGTTTTCATTAATCTGCCGACCCTGCAAACGGCCCATCTCGTCCACCACATTTTGGGTGTACGGGTTCATGTAGTTGCCTACAATCTGATTAGCGCCTGTAGTGCCAGACTGAGCAGCCAAGTCAGCGCCTGCGCCCATAGTACCAAGACCAGAAAAAGCAGTCTGTGGAGCCATTGACATAGCCTGTTGTTGCAGAGGTGAGAACCCAGCAACACCACCCATCTGAACGCCTGCCTGACCTAAGTTAGCTATGTCCTGAAGGTAATTAGTATAGAACTCAGGCGCTGTCGTCTGAGCTTGGGCGGTACTAGTAATTGACGGTAGTACATCACCTTGGAAAATATCAGCCATTTTTGTTGCTCCTCGATTGAGCTGCCTTCATATATGCCAAGGGTGACTTAGCTGGTGGAGGTATTTTGTTAACAGGAGCCGAGCGCTTATGGGCTCGGATTTCTTCACGAAACTTGTCTAGTAGGTCGGAACCTGCCTTAGTTGACCCGTTACCCAACTGAGCAACAGTATCAGCATCAAACACGTACTCACCATCTGCAAGCATTGCAGGTATATCGTCAGACTGACCATCGCCTTCACCTGTAACACGAGATCCATTACGGTAGTCATGACGACCCTCTACAACAGGAACGTGCAAGCCACCCTGCTTAGCTTCGCCGCCTTGTGCCATCTGATTAAGAATGTCCTGTGGGTTAACCACCTGACCAAACGTGTAATAGCTAGGGGCTTGAGCCTCACCACCGTCAGCCATTAAAGGCGTAGCCATGCCGCCGTCTTTGAGCGTCCATACGCTAGGATAAGTAATGTTGTTTGATGTGTTTTGATTAGCTGCGGCATTAGTAGATTGAGTGTTTGTAGACCCTAAATTAGTATATGAGCTTGGGTTGCTTCCACCAAGCCAATTAGTAAAAGAAGAGACTCCGGGGATTGCTTTCAAGAAACTACTTATGCCACTACCAGCACTAGATCCTAAATTGGTTAACCCTTGAATTGCATTATTAGTAGCATTAGAAGATGCATAGTCTTTACTCTCAGGCATGATGTAGCCCAACGCAGCACCTAAAAGAGCGCCCGTCATTGGGTCAATCGTATTCTCACCACGAGGCGTAATCGTTGGGTTAAATTGGGTATTTCTCCCAGTGCCTGCAGATGTGATTGACTGAGGTTGGGCATTCATCGCCATTTGAGGACGTGCAGTATATTGAGACAATGCGCCTTGCTGACCCATCCCCATAGGAATGCCTAACGCCCTTGCTAGTTCTGGCGTGATGTTTGGCTGTGTATCCCTAGCACCATATTCAGCATAAGGAACATAACGCCCAGTAGGAATTTGCGTCGTTCTAGGCGCAATATTCCCAACCTTGGTCATATCTACGCCCTGATTAACACCGCCGGGCGGTTCAATAGACGTCAGCAATTTGCTCATCAGAGCGCCAAGAGCAGCTCCTTTAGCCGTATTGCTGCCCATAAGACCCGTTAACGAGCCAAGCCAGTCTGTGCTTGAAGTTACTGCTGGGGCTGCTGTTGGGGTTGGATCTGCCATAATTTTTCCTTATTGCCGTATAGAAACTAAACCACCACGCCTAGCTATTTTGGTACTAGAACGAGCAGCTATTTCTTCTGGTGTCATCATCGTAAACGAAACTGGGTATAAATCACCAATTGGACGTTTTGCCAACGGTGTGGTTACTGCTGTATAGCCTGCGGGGACTTGACTTAATCCACCTGTTGACACTTTACCACTACCAAAAGCCCCCGCCAATGCTGCTAAAACGCCTGTTATATCTGATTTGTTGTCAGTAGTAGTAGTGACTGGGGGTGTTACTGGCGGCGTAACAGGTGGAACATTCGGAGTTACGGTAGTAGGCGTAGTAACAGGAGTAGTAGTTACCGGTGTACTAGGGATTGCATTAACAGGCGGCGTAATAGGAATTAAATCGGTTATTGGTTTTGTAACAGGGGCTGGTTGTGTTGCAGCCGTTGTTTCAGTTTTAGGTACTGTTTGTGTTGCTGGAGTTGTCTCAGTTTTAGGTACTGTCTCTGTTTTAGGTGCTGTCTCAGTTCCCGGTGTTGTTGTAGGCGCTGTTGTTGGCACCGTTTCAGGCATTGTTGTAGGCGTAGTAGTAGGTGTAGTCGCTGGCGTTGTAGTAGGCGTTGTTGTTGGTGTTGTAGCAGGTGTTGTTGTTGGTATAGTAGTAGGCAGTACATAAGGCACAAAAGAAGGAGGTACTGCTGGATTTTTTACAGGCGCTGTTGTTGTATTTGGCAAAATTGTTGGCACAGTTGATGGATATTCTGGAGCAACTAAAGGCGTAACATTTGGTGGCACAAAGTTTTGCACCGCAGGGTTTCCATATTGGTCGTACAGCGTGCCTGATTTATCAACATATAAACCAGAACCTTTTCCATCTTGTAATATTAACTGGCCATCTTTGCTAATAGATTCACCGGGAAGAATTTTTGTAAAAAGTTCAGGTACGTTATATTTCGCAACAACTTCAACAGGAGATAATTTTTTTGTATAGTCGTAAGTACCATCAGCAATTGGACTTAAAAATTGCTTCATTTTTTCAGCCATTATTTGGTCTTCGTTTGTATTTTGACCAATATTGCCCGGTGTAACCATTGAAGCTATACCAACTAATCCATCTGCTAACGTATACATACCAGCCTGCCTCAATGCTTGTATGCTTGATTCAGTAGTAACGCTTCTTGCATACAAAGGGTCATTAGCAGCAGCTTGTAACATGCTTTGAGCTACTTTTTCTTGAGCCGCTCTTGTTAACTGCTGAATGTTTTCTGCAGTTACAGGCATAGCTTGAGCAACATCAATTTTTACTGATGGGTCAGCGTATGCTGAGTAAATCATGTCTTTAATTTCAGTTGGAGTGTCGCTAGATAATTCTGGTGAGCGCAAAGTAATTAAATCTGATTTATCTGGTGTTGGTTCTGGGTATCTTGACCGCTCTACAATAGTAGCGGTTCCGGGGCCATCTACTTTTCCTGCAGCCTCACCAGCTTTTGCAGCACCAGTAATAATAGCCGGTGCAGCATTTTTAAGCGCCTCAGCAACATCACCACCATTAATAAGGGTCTGAGTAGCGATGTTTGATACGTTGCCTGCAGCGTTGACTGTTGCAGCTATAACTTTAGGGTCAGCACCTTTTACAGCGTCATAGACTAAATTTTGAGCCTGAGTGCCAACATACTGACCAGCTAAGCTAGTAGCTGCATTTTCTAAAGCGTTAGGGTCGCCAAGCACAGTACCAGTAACGCCAACAGTAACGGCGTTAGCCAACATGTTAGTAACTTGCTGTGAGCTTGTGTTGGTTGCACGAGCAATTGCTTCTACTTTGCTTTGATCAATACCAACCCTATTAAGAAGCTGCGTAGAGTTTCCTGCAAGTGCTGGGCCAACCGCACCAGTTAATGCCGCCTGACCTATATCACCGCCAGTAAGCCCTGACGTAACCATATTTTGTATTGCGCCAGAAAGCATACTTACACCAGTAGCGCCAATAGTCTGAGCAAGCGTTACTGCAGGCACTCCCATTGTGAATGCCGTAGGAGCAACCGCAGCGCTTACTTGAATACCTCCAATGGCGCTGTTTAACATCCCACCTAATTGGGGGGCAAAAACCATCGCCGCCATTTGAATTAACGGCATAAGCTCAGCCAACTGCCCTGACGCACCTGCGTGGTGTACTCGCTCCCCTTCGTAATAATTTACTATTGGCTCATTCTTCTCATTAAGAACAGGAGTAAGCACACCACTTTCGTTTGCCTTATATAAAATACCAGCATGGGGGGTGGCTTTGTTAGCACCTACATTTTCAATAGCATTAGCTACGTAGTAAAGGTCTTTTGTCTTTTCTGAAATGTCTGCATACAGAGCTTTTGTATCTAATGCTTGTTCAAATTCTTTTGTTTTTGGGTTTATTCTTGCTAGGTAAGTCTCACCAGTGCGCGGGTTTGTATATTCTGCAGAATTTGCTGACGTTGGTTTTTCAACTTGGCCATAAGCATATCCAGCAGGAACAAATTTTATTGGCATGGTATAGCTATCACCATCGAGTCCTATTTGTTTTGCTGCTGTTAAATAATCATTGTCTGTTGCTTTTAGTCCTTTTGAATTTACTATTCCTGTCGTTGTTGAGCCGATTCCACCAGTTCCATCGTGGTACGAGCCTGTACTCAAACCAAGTATGGCTGGGCCTTGTAAAAGAAGAGCGCTGTCTGACATCATGTTCCAGCCTTCTTGAGCAAACGCTGCCCTAGCTTTCCCATTGCCTTTTACGTTATTGCCATATCTAGCAACTATCGAATCAAACTTATCTCTGTTAAGAAGAGGCAGTCCTGTTGTTGGGTCAATATTAGAAAATAAACTAGCGTCACCACCTTGGAGTGCCAACTGTCTTGCTTTTGCTGATGCTGGTGTTTCTGGTGTAGATACTTGAGTACCTTTAAATTCAATACCATCAAAGTGCGGAGTTATTTTGCTTTTTACGTCATCCGTAAAGTCACCAGCATCAATCAGTTTGTTAAATTCACCAAACAAAGATTTTGCAGCAGTAACGTCTGAAGCGCTTGAAATGTCAGCAAGGTTTTCTCTAAACTGTTTAGCATATCCAACAACATCATTTGCGTAAGCGTTGTACGTTTGAAGATCAGGCTCTATTCCCTGTAAATTTTCATTATATTTATTTTCAGCTGTTTGTACTAAACCACTTTTTTGAGCAACTACATTGTCTTGAGCTTCTACATTTTTATATGCGGCAGAAGATAATGTGTCAGCAATCCCACTAAGCTTGGAGCCATTAACATCAGAAACATCTCTAGCAGCAATAACTTTGGGATAGAAAGCGTCACCAAGTTTATTCTCAATGGTTCCCATTGCCCTTTCAGCTGATTCAACATTAGCTTGGGCTACTGATTTGGCTACGTCTTTTGCTTTGTCTGCTTCAGACTGAATTGAATCACGAGTTTCTCTTGTGGTGTCTACTAACCTTTGTGCGTTGTCATGATATTGGTTACGGGTGTTTTCTTCTTTTTCTCTAAGCGTGTTGTAATTTTTTTCAGCATTTTCACGAGCAGTGTTAGCTTTTTGTTCAGATTCTTGTTTTACTCGATTAAGTTCTCTTTCCGCATTATCACGAGATTGCGCTTGGCTTTGAATTTTATTATTTGCGTCACGCTCAACCTCTTCGCGTTTTTTATTTGCATTGCTTTGAGCAGTCTCAAAAGCTCGTTCTGCTTCAATTTTTTTATTAACTAAAGAATCCCATGAAGAGCCAGAACGGATTTCTGCATTATCTATTCTGTTTTCTGCTTCACGAAGGCCATTGCGTTTGTTTTCAATTTCACGTAGTGCGTCTTGATAACCGCCATTATCATTTAAGTGACGACCAGAATTTTTCCAGTTATCAAGGTCATTAAGTTTGTTTTGAGCTTCGTTAAACGTGTTACGTTTATTATCGTAATCAGAGTTGTCTCTGAGATAATTTTCGTTCTCTGCTTTTTCTTTTGCTTTGTTGTATATTTCTTGAGAACCACGCAAATTGTTAAGTAGGTCTTGATACCCAGAATTTTGTTTTAAATAATTAACATTGTCATAGTCATGGACTGCCTTGTTATAGGCATCGTTAGCTTTACCTGACTTATCTAAAGTTGCTTTATATGCGTCACTCTCTTCAAACCATTTATTTGAATTTAAAAATGAATAAGCAGAGTTATATTTATCACGCGCAGATTTGTACTCTGAGCTGTCTTCTAAATATTTTCTATTGTCTAAAATGTCTTTAAGGTTTTTGTAATTTTCCAAAGACTTATTGTATGTATCTTTTACGGTATTGTAAGAATCTACGTTTAGGTAAGTTTTGTTTTCATAATCATTACGAATATTTTTTAATTTATTAGACTCATCGTTAAGAATTGATTTTAAATTATTGATTCCATCTTCAAGAGACTTAAGACTACCTTTAGCCGAGTTGTACTTAGCCAAAGCAGACTTTGCCTTAGTGACGGCATTTTTAATATCATCAAGTTTTGGTAAGCCAGCAACTGCCACGATTAATCCCTCGGCTGAACAGCACCAACAACAGCATAAGCCCAGTCCATCCAGTTGTTATATGGCATGGTTCCCGGTATAGCTTCGTTAGTGAATACATCAATAGCTTTAAGCCCCTCGCCCCACTTATGCCAATCAGTCTGTGAGTTAGGTATCTCTAACTGTTGAGCAGCGTACAGCTCACACATTAAAGCAGCCCAGCTCTCAAACGTATGGCCAGTTGGATCATAAATAAGCGATACATTAGCCATTTGAGTATGGCCTTACGTCGCCCATATCGGCGTTTAAAATCAAACGACCGAGCTGGTAATCACCACCTGCCACGTTAGATCTGAACGTCAAACGTAATTCTCTGCGTTGTTCACGCAAGTCAATCTTGCCAGTAGTTGGAGAGAATACATAAGGCCCTGTAGTCACATCTTCCCCTTGTGCAAAGGGGCGTCCAGTAACGTACATCTCCATATCACCAGACTGAATAAAATCAGGCTCAGCACGCTCTAAATGCGTCCAGCGGTTATCTCCAACTTGGTTAGGCTGTGATGGGCCACCGCCTACCCAGCTAAGGTCATTAGTCTGGAAGTAGCTCTCTATCGCATTCACACTTGCATTCTGAATTGAATCAGTGCCAATTTCATGTTGCCACAAAGACACAAAGTTCATTACTGTATTCACAAGCAAAACAAACCCACTACCAGCGGGAGGTAATGTGGCAGATAAAGTATTGTTGACTGCGTAGTCAATCCCATGCGCCGTAATGGTTACGGTTGTAACTACACCACCAGCAACGACTATTGTGGCAAAGGCACCAGTACCTGAGCCGCCAGTTAACGCAATATTGGTGTAAGTGCCGTTTGTATAGCCAGAGCCAGCGTTATCAATCGTAAAAGCGTTAACGCCACCTTCTGCCTGCAATTCATACCCAACATTTAATGGGTAGTGGAAAACCTGAGAGAAGTATCCAGACGACCTGTAAGAACCTAAAGCCTGTCCAGCGTCATACCAAGTATTTTCACGAATGTTATAGATAATCGCGTCATTGCACTCTGTAGAGTCGCCGCGGGGATAGAACCACCAGATTTCACCAAAACGGGGAACCTTGTTTACATACACTTTTTGACGCTGAGCATAGTTCAGGTTGTCATAAAAGTAGTTCTGATTCATGTTGTTAGGTATTTCTTTGACCACGCCGTTGTACATTAGGAAGCGGTCAACGCCACACCAGTAATAAATACCGTCATATTCAATAACTGACTGGCTGGACAATATTGAAGACTGGCTAGAAATAATATCGTACCGCCAGTACAAAGTAGTAGTCACACCACCGCTAGTTATGTTTGTCGGCGCATAGGACACACGGATCAACGAATCTAATGACCAAAACATACCAGAAGGCGAGTTAGAGCCACCACGCACTGGCAAGGCTTGTACAACCTTTGAGCTGGCTACGTTAGTCTCATTAGCTGTGGCACCGTTCCAGTCCGTAGGATCACCAGCAGCGCAGTTCTTAATTAAACCGTTATTCCCATAAACAAATACATATGGGTGAAGAACTACTACACCGCCAGATACAGAAATATTATTGTCAAAAGTTAGAGTTACGGTTCCGCTGGCTGTTGCCGCTGCGCTTAAAACTACAGTCTGTACGGTAGAAGTTACAACCGCCAAGGTAGAAATTGTCCCTGAAAACCCTGTGCCGCCTGCTAAGCTTGGTAGAGTAAAACTGTCTCCAGCAACGTAATTAGAGCCAATAGCTGTAACCGTCACAGAGCTAATAGAACCAGAAGCCACTACTACTGTAGCCAAGCCACCAGACCCACTACCGCTAACAATTGCAACGCCAGTAAATGTTCCGTTTGTATACGCCGAGCCTACATTGTTAATTAATACAGTTCCTATAGACCCGTATGAACTAGAAAAATAATTAGTTACCGTTGTGCTTGACGGAATACCTGTGCCAGTAACCGTTTGCCCAATTGCTACTTTTGTATTAACAGCAGAAAGAGTAACTTGAGTGCTTGCATTTACCGTTGTTCCGGTAGCAGTAAAGATGCCAATCTTCTGCATTGTAGTGCCAGTAATATTGCCAATTAATACCGGAGTATTGGTCGTATTAGCAATGTCTGACAAGTTTTGACCGGGGTGGGTTACCAATTGCTCAGTACCAGCGCCTGTTGTGTCGAAAAAAGAATCAAACTGCCAAAGGTTGTTAACGCTTACTGTGAAGTTTGACAACGTAAAATCAGACACTCCAGAGCCCGTTCCGTTGTTTGTAATTGGAAGGACTTGTAAGCCTGCAGAATAGCCGTTGTAGACGTAGTTGAAGTTAGGTTGTGGGTTTAGGTATAAGCCACGCGACGGGCCTGCTAGACGGTCTGTAATTTGACGGTAGCCACCAATTTTACGTGGGCGACCACGCTGGAACCTTACCCAGCGGCCATCCACATAAAAACTCATATCAAAAATTGTGCCGTCCCGCTGAATGCCGGGTTGCGTATCAAGGGCAAATACCTTTTTGGTCATGTAAACACGCCCCCAGCAATACCCGTAGTAAACGTGCCAGTTGTGCCATTTACGGTGCCAGTTATTGTTAACCCAGTAGCCGTTAAATTAAGACGTTGTGTCCCCAATATAGACATGTTCAGTTGACCAGTGCCGGGGCGGTAAATACCTGTATTTGTCTCTGCCGCAAAGTTCATACCCGGTAGGGTCGCTGTACCACTAACAATACTAAGGTTAGTAGCTCCAACCTGAACTGTATTTGCATTTAAAAAGTTTGTGCCGTCGCAAATCAACGTAACCTGAGCGCCAACTGGAATAACCGCATTAAAACCACCACTAACACCCGTTGAAACTGTCAACGTAAAACCGTTGTCTACTGTTTGATTACTAATGACGTAGAAGTTAACCGCAGGCGGGTAGTAAGCAATGACGTTGCCAGTCAAGGTTCCTACGTATTCTTGAATCGTATTTGCAGCTTCACTAGGAGTAATGTTGTAGCTGCCAGTAGTGACTGCTTTAACTAACGAGCTAAACGCAAAGTTTGAGCTTTGGCCATAGCCAACAGTTAACCACTCTGATCCTGTACAAACAATAAAAGCCGACTCGTCTGGGGCAAAGATTTTTGTCAGACCCAAGTCAATAGTCTGTGAGCCATAACAGTCAACAGTCAAAGAACCTGTGCCATTATTTTTCAGCAAGAAAAAGTAATTGTCGCCAACATCAGCTACAGCAGGTAAGTTGACTGTTCCCGTACCACTTACCCAAACTTTGGTTTGAGCTCGGTCAGCGGCAACAAATGCATAGCCAGTAGAAAAAGTAGTTGCAGGATGGCTTTGATTTAGTGTTGTTGAAACAGCAACCAAACCAAGCCCAGCAAGAGTAGCAGAGTCAGCAGAACTGGTGCCAGCACCAAAGTCAATGACACCCCAAGTACCAGCTGCGGTACTGTTTGTAGTGATGTAAACGTACTGCGCTTTATTGGCTGCAACTGTGACAATTGTGCCTCCAGCATTGTCTTTGACGGTAAAAGCCGTTCCCGTCATGTTACGTATTAGGGAATCCTCACCAACGGAAACTTGGTTAGCTGGCGGCATGGTCAGCGACAACCCAGCTGTTGACGGCGTTACTTGCATAATACGTGCAACGTAGTCGCCTGATGCGTTACCGTTAATAGGCCAAGACAGAGTCGTATCTGCAGTCAGGCTAATTGCCCGAAAACTAACGTCTGTTGGCTGTACAACGTCGCCAGTAAAAGGGGAAACGTAAGAAGTCATAATTAGCTATCCATCGCAACAGCCTGACGATCACCCATACGCTGGACATCCTCAGTTTTAAGTGTCTGAATAATTTGCTGATACTGCGCCTGCCACATAGGTATGCGCTCATCGTTCTTTAAGAACGGCATAGCCTGTAGCAAAGCGCCGTACAGCAGCGCTTGAGGTGCGTACTCAGTAAACCAGTTGGTTTGATTCGTGTCGTCCAGAGGCTGTAAGCGCTGGTAATACAGGATTTCAAAGGTATAAGCAGCCACAGGCGTCGGCGCTACTAGCCAATGTGTGTAGTCATAGTCTGCGTAATAGGCAGGAGTACCAGTAGCGGTTGCATCAGGCCAATATTCACGCAGATACTCATATTTGCGTAAGAAAACAGGTTGTCTTTCGCCAGAAACCACCACATTCATTGAGACTGTCTTGTGCCAACGAGCTGGTTTTGCAATTATGGCTTCACCAATAACCATAGTGCTGTTATTTACAGTCAAGTTTCCAAGGAATTTGATTTCGCTGGCAATCACTTGCTCAGCTAACATAATAAAGGTAGGAATTTTGGCAAGCGTCTGGGAATCGGAGCGCTCCAAGTAGCTGGCTATATCATCTGCCAAAGACGTGTATGTCATTGAAGCTGCCATTACCGTTTACCTTTCAAAGAGCCATGCATCATTTTAAGCTCCTATTGCATTTTTGTGAATATCAAAGTAGATAAAGAGCGCGTTCATCCTTGCGTCTATTCTCAAGACCTCTAAGGACTTTGCCGCCAGCTTTTGTGTACTTCATAAACTCTTCTGCAGCGCCCTTGTAATCGCCTCTATTGTGCCTTTGGCGAAGCGTAGAACGTTGCAGAGTACCTAAGCCTACATTAAAGGAAAAACTGACCAGAGCGTCCATCCAGCCTTGCCTAGAGCCAGCACTAGGACAATATTTAAGAACTCCGCGCTCAAACCGCTCAAGGTCTTTAGCAAGTATGGCATCCGACTCTTCCATCGTAAATGTTCTGTTCCAACCTTCTGGAATTACCAGATTGTTGCGCTCTTCAAACGGCACCCTTGCATGACTCGGTTCAATTACATGGCCAACGCAAACAGTCCACAACCTAGCAGGGCATCGGTATGGCTTTAATCTGATGCCCTCGTGATGGGCAATCATTTTGATAGCTTTTGGGCTAATCATATCAATTTAGTACCTTTGTTTTTATACAAATTTTCCAAATCTTTTATGTGGTCTGAGCCAACAAAATAAACGCCTTTGGGCTGGGATAAAAGCCACATGTCGCGGTAATTATTTGCTTTGTCTGCCATCTTCTTTGCGGGAGTATTACCAGATTCCCACATAGCACGTTCGCCTTTATCAATAAACTTAGTTACATTTTCTTTAGTTGCTTGAGCACGACTTAACTTTAAATAATCAGCACCCATCTCTTCTAAAAAACTTGTCAACGTATCTGCGTCAAACCGTTTGTTTTTAAAATAGCCAAATTTGCTTTGGGTATTTAATATACGGTTAAAAATAGCGCCCTCACCAACCAAAATTTTTTTTTGTTCATTTGTTGCTGTGTTAGCAAAAAGCACAAACAAAAAATGTTTGGGGTAACCTTTTATATTTTTTGCGGCAGCATCATCCCATGATCCTTTGTATAAAACGCCCGGTATCTTGTCGCCGCCGTCACCTTCGTACCACGCACCATACTTTTCGGTTGCTGCTTTAATTTGTGGCGGTAACGATACTTTTTTACCGTGTACCTGACCAACAAACATCAACTCGGGGCGAATAGAAAAAGTTTTCATTTGCCAAACGCCCGACCGCCGAAGTGAAACGCTATGATGCTGGCAAACAGCGCCTGAGTTTCGTTATCCCAAAGCTGGTCAGCCAACGCATTAAATTCCACACCGCTAGTTAAACCTTTGTATGCCAGCACACTATCAATACCCACTAGTAAGAAAAAGAACCCGTAAGTAATTACAGGTCTAACTGATGCGCGGAAATCTTTCATCCACTGGCTTGTACCTTCATTTAGGCTTGTATCGTGGGCATAGATAGCACTCATCTCTGCTTGCTGTGCGTCTATAAGAGATATTTTCTCGTCCGACGCGGTTTGCGTCCGTATCTCATCTAACTTGATGGCTTCAATCTGTTGTTGGGCAACGTACCCTGCGGCGGCTAGTTGTAGTTCGCGCTCTGTCTGCATCTGAGCTAGTTTTAGCTCATGCGATTTATCGGCACGGTCTTGGAATAAATCTAGTATCTTGGGCAAGCCACCCATTAAGAAACTAACAAGCGTTGAAAGTAATGTCAGCATTATCTTTTAGCCCTTTCTTCCATTAACTTGATACGCACTTGCAGGTCATGCAAATCTTTATAAATATCTTCTTTTAATTTGTGCCTAGCTTCCGCGCTTAATGGGCTGTCTGTAGGAGTTCCCTGCGGAGTGATTAACGCTGGCATAGAACCTTCAATCTTAGTCAGGCGGGTATTGAACGAACCAACTTCACCAAGAAGCCAGCCGATAGCAGCTACAAGGATAGGCAATACAGCTTTTAAAATATCTTGCATTGTCATTGTTCCCCCTGCATTTGTAACATTATCTTTGCGCGTAACTCACGCATCTTCTTTGTTTCTTCCATCGCCAGAGCAGTTGCGTTTGCCATGTCCCCGTACATAATTGCCAGCGCAGGAATTGCAACAACTAGCACAAGACACACCACGATGACGGCGAAGAAAACTGCCCATGAAACGTGTGACTCATTCGGATCAGAATCATTACCCATAGGAACCACGATATTATGAATAACACCGCGAGAATTAACGTCATTTGCTCCGCGATTTTTCTTTTTATATTTGCCCGTCGCCATTGAGCTACCCTCTGTTTCTGTAGTTCTTGACGCTGAACCTCTGCTCTTTCTTCTTTCACCTTATCGCGCATAGCTTCAAAAGCCGTCCATATTGCACCGAGCTCTTTTGGTGCTGAGTACACGAGGGTTTCGCGTAACTCTGTTTCTAATCTATTCATTTCTTTTATTGCCATCACCCTGTTAAAAGCTTCCTGATTAACAGATAGATCAGGGTCGCGAGACTTTTTGGCTTTTAACTCTTCTTCGTGAACATGCTTTTCAATTTGCTCATGCGCTTTAAAAAAATTCCCCAGATGGCCACTAATGTCAGCAACCACATCTTTGGCTTGACCGTAAGCGTCAACCAGTTCCATACCCTGTGCTTTGTATTCTTGATATGTAGAACACAATTGCCGCACAGCAGCCGCAGCCAATTTTGCACCCGCAAGGATTGTAAGAGGATCCACTTCATCCGATAAATCGTTTTAGCAGCTCAGCAGCCACACCGGGGCCTAACAACACAAGAACCATCAATGCATAGATCAAATGCTCAATCTTCTGCATACGCTTAGAGCCCTCATCAAATCTACGTTGAATGCCCTCATATCGTTCAGCGCATACAGCTTCATGCACTGACAAACGTGTATCTGTATCCTCAGCCATTTGCGACCTCGGGTTCTACCTTCTCAGCATTAGCCGCTTGTATCTGCGGGATAGCTTGGTTGTGAATGGCTTGAATAATCTGGAATGAATGAGTGTAAGGAAGCTGGCCTAATGCAGTCAGCAACTCGTTAATCTCATCAATCGTAAATTTTAAGTTAATGTCCATATCAAATAGATTGAGAAGTTAAAAAGTTTAAATCGGCGCTAGTTAATGCACCAAAATTAGCACTGGTTATTGCTGGCAACGGTTCCGCAGTTAATTCTGTTTCTTGTGGCAATGTGTACTCAACCCATTGCTCTTGCGACTGACTCCACGACCAATTACCTGCTGGCTTAACATCACGAATAACCCAACCCGGTGGATACCACCAGACTACCTCTTTGCCTTCAGGTGCAATAGGAGCATCAGGCACTTCAATCCAGCCATCTGTGCCATCTGTCTCTGTCTTAGGAATAGAACCATTTTTAGAAAACATACGTCACCTATAGAAGAGGGAAGGCTGCTGTTGGGGCTGTAAATGTGGCTGTATACCGCGCATAGCCTTTGGTAATTCTAAAATCATCCATGTAGCCATCAAAATATTGCACACCGCCCGCAAAAGGGTTAACCCCAAGTGTTAAATTAGTTGTTGTTCCTGACATGCTTGTTGAATTTGTTGCGCTTGCTACTTGAGTACCATTTATAAACATTTTTAATGAAGTACCAGAACGGGCTACAGCAACATGTATCCACGTACCAGTGCTTGGAGTATTTGTATACGATATAAGCCCAGTATCACCATAACCAAAATTCCAAGCGCCTGTGTCTGAACGCCATTGCAATCCCCATCCAGTTGTTGAATTTAAATAATTTGTTGCTAATGCTTGAACTGTTGAAACAGAATTAAAATTAACCCAAAGCTCAATAGTAAAGTCACCAGTTCCAAAATCAAAAAAATCACTTTGTCTAATAGTTAAACGGTCAGTAGACCCGTTAAACTTCATGGAAGTAGTACCCCATTTAGCTGTGGTTGTACTTACCTGTGCGCTACCTACAGTCTCTAGTACATTCTTTGCAGCAGAGTCAAAGATGCCAGCGTTAGTGTAGTTAATCAAAAGCTGTGTGTTAGTTACTGCAGTTGGCGGTGCGGTCGGTACAGTAATTGTTGACTGCGTTGGATCGTATGCACCTGAACCCTTTATAAATCTTTGACCAGACACATAACCAAAGATTAGTTCCGCACCAGATACATTTGCACCAATAGTTATTGTTGTTCTAGTAGTCGGCTTAGTAATGGCGTTTGTTGCTGTACCTTCTCTTACCCCATTTACAAACAACGCAATGTTATTAGACGCATCTGTTGCAACAACAACGTGATGCCATTGGTAAGGTTGTCTTGTAGCAGCACCGTTTATAAATGCTGGTGAACTGGCATTGTTATATACTAGATAAAACTTATTTACGTCAAAAGCAATAGCATACTCAATGCCATTAGACGCTGACCAACTAAGCGCACCACCATGTTTATAAGCAAAGTGTTGACCAGCAACGGCTGATGTTGGGTAAACCCAAGCCTCAAATGACGCAACTAAACCACCAAGATCAAGATTATTGGCAGAATCAGTAAAGGTAAGATAATCCCCCGTACCATCAAAATACCCACTACCACCTACTACAGCAGCGTCATATTCAATAGTAGGTAAGAATGGAGAGAAGGCTTGGACGGATACGGAACCGTTAGCGGTGACCGTTGCAGGACTAGCACTATTATCAACAAATCTATTAGATTGGCAGGTGAGTAATGTTGTGCCTGTGATTGCAGTCAATGGTGTAGTGCTTGGTGTAAAGTTACTTGTATAAACAGTAGTAGTAGTGAACCTAGCATTACTAATGTATCCACTAAAGAAAACGTCCCCAGCACTACCAATATTAGTTCTACCAATACACAATTGAGGAGTGGGAGTTACGGGCGTTCCTGCTTTTGTTCCTGTTGCCGAGCTTACGCCATTAATATAAATAGTAAAGTTGCTTGTTCCATCATAAACAAAAGCTACGTGCGTCCATGTATTTAATGGAACGGTTCCAGTTGTTGTTGTTATTTGTGGAGTGGTAGTAAAATACCTAAACGCCACTTGACTTGAAGTGTTTATATAAAGTTCAAATTGATTTGAAGAGGATAAATCTGAAAGAGCAAAAATTGCGTTATTTGCAGCTACCGAAGTAACGTAAACCCATGCTTCGTATGTTCTAGCTCCTGTATTAAATACAAAATTAGCATTGTATGGAACTGTCAAATAATTAGCACTACTACTAAAAAAATTCCCCCACCCCGTCTGACTAAACGGAGTAAATGTTCCCTGCGTAGTATTACCGTTCCTAGTAATCGTGAAGTTATTAGTCGAGCTATCTAAGAACGTATTGTTTTGAGCGCCATTAGTCGCCGTTGTGTTTAGCAACAACGTGACAAGGTTAAAGTAAGCGTCTTTAATAACAGACGCAGCTCCAGCCAACAATAAATTAAGAATCCCAGACATTAGGTCAACCCCGATCCTGAAATAATCCAAGTAGTAGTAGTCATCTTGATTGCAGTTGCCATGCCGTACTGCGCTAATGTTCGGCTTCCAGTAGTACCCGTTCCAGCTAAATACATTGTGTCGCTTGTGATTGCAATCGTTACTACTTGCGAAGTCATGTTAATAAACGTCAGCACCGTACCTGTCGCGTAAGCCACGTTTGCATTACTGTCAATCGTAAACGTCCTAGCATTTGCATCTGTACTAGGATGGAATATAGCTTTACCAGAGTCTGCCAAAACCGTTGTGTATGCCGCTGATTGCGAATTAATCGGCACATTCAAATAACCAACGCTTGCCGAGGCAGGTGGGAAGGTCATTGTCGTGCTGTCAGTACCAGCCAACGTAATGCTGTTACTGGCTGTCAACGTCTTGCCATCAGCAATCGTTAACGTAGAACCAGTAGCAGGAGCCGTTAAAGTTACTTTGTTAACTGTGGTGGCAGACGCTACACCAAGCACAGGAGTTACAAGCGTCGGTGACGTAGCAAATACTAAGTCACCTGAACCAGTTTCTTCAGTAACCGCAGCTGCTAAGTTTGCAGCCGATGGAGTGCCTAGAAATGTAGCTACGTTAGCACCTAAGCCACTTACACCAGTAGAAATTGGTAAGCCAGTGCATGAACTCAACGTACCTGAGCTTGGCGTACCTAAAACTGGTGTAACAAAAGTAGGAGACGTGTTTAAAACCACGCTGCCAGTGCCTGTGCTTGATGTAACTCCAGTGCCGCCATTGGCCACCACAAGTGTTCCTGCGACTGACACAACGCCTGTGGTTGCTGTGCTAGGCGTTAAACCAGTGGTGCCAAACGAAATAGAGTCAACACTAGTCAACGAAGCTTTACTAGCAATGGTCTGAACCGCGCCAAGATTGTCCTTGTAAAACAACTTGCCGTCAGTAATATTGATAGCCAATTCACCGTTTACTAAATTGGTATTAACAGGAACAGCAGATACTGTTGTACTGTAATAAAGTGAGATTGGCGTGTAGGTTGCTTGTGCCATAATTTATTCCTTAAAAAGTCCCGCCAGTAATAGAACCCCATGCTGGCACAGATGCTCCTGCAATCAATACCTGCCCTTGCGTTCCGTTAGAAATACTTGATACCGCAACCGTACCAACAATAGTTTTTAGACTGCCAGTAGTGTCATACGACCCATCTGTCGTCCACGTATCTCCAACTTGCAACGTAACTTTAACGATTGTTCTGAGCGTACTGTTGTTGTTGTAGCTAACAGTTAACGTAACAGCTGCAGTATCTCTGTTCTCTATGGTAATGGTCTTAACAGTCCTACGAGTAGAAGCAGCAGGAGCAGCAACTAAAGTAACTGACGAAGTACCATTTAAAGCGCCATCGTTAGCGCCCTCTGTAAAAGTCGTGCCATTATTATCAGCGTAAGCAGACGTAAAATCAGGGTTGGTTGTAGCCGCAGCCCCTGACATGGCTACTACAATTGATTTTGTGGTTGCGTCAAGGATTAACATATTTTTTCCTAAGAAATAAACCAAGCATACGCATTAGCTTGGGATGATAAGCCGCCACCGCCTGCTGCTTGCCATGCCGCTGTGGTTCCATCAGACGTTAAGACATATCCGTTGGAGCCAATTCCAAGCCTTGTGGCGCTATTTGTTCCGTTCCCTATTATAAGATCACCAGTAGTGGTTATGGGAGACAAAGCATTGAACGCTGCAGAAGCAGAAGTTTGTCCTGTACCACCACTTGATATTCCTAAAGTACCAGCAAGGGTTATAGCCCCTGTAGTAGCAGTAGACGGCGTTAAGCCGCTTAAAGAGGTACTGAATGACGTTACACCGCCAGTTGAAGCAGCCCACGTAGGCACCCCTGCGGCAAGTGTTAATACAAATCCGTTTGTGCTAACAGAAAGCTTACTTAGCGTATTGGTCGCAGAGGCATATAAAATATCTCCAGTGGCATACGTGTTTTGATTTGTACCGCCGTTAGTTGCACCTAACGTGCCTGCAAGAGTAATCGTCCCACTTGATGTAATTGGGCCACCAGATGTCGTTAATCCAGTTGTACCACCCGATACATCCACTGAACTAACAGTGCCACCTGTAGCAACAGCAATATTTGTAGCGCTAGTAATCTGCCCTTGAGCATTTATTATGATCTGCGGAATGTTTGAAGATGAACCATAAGTACCCGCAACCACAGTTGTATTAGCAATAGCTATGGTTCCAGTGGTCGTAATTGGCCCACCAGTTAGTCCTGTGCCTGTAGCTATTGCAGTTACACCGCCACCACCGCTGCCAGTTCCTAGCGTAATCCATCCAGCAGTCGTATACGCCTCAACAACCCCAAGGTCGCTGTTATAGCGCAACATGCCACCAACAGGCGTACCGGGACGAGCAAAAGAGCTACCTATAGGAAGCGTTAAACTACCAGTACCGGGGATTATTGGGTTAGTAGCAATTGAAACAGTAGGGGTGGTAGTGCCATTAACGACTGTTATTTGATTTGCAGTGCCTATTACATTAGTAACAGACCCCGCACCAGTGCCAAAAACTGTCCAAGCACCGTTTTGATAGAACTCAAAATTAACATTGTCTGTGTTGTATCGGATAGTGCCGTTTGATGGAACCGCAGCACGAGCAGCCGTATTACCAGATGGCACAACTACACCAGCAGAACCCGGCAAAATTGGGTTGCTAGTAATAGAAATAGTCGGATTTCCGACACCATTACCGTTAGCTACATCAATTTGATTAGACGTACCAAGAATCGTAGTAGTTCCGACGCTTGTACCGTTAATCATGTTCAAAATACCTGTGCCAGACAGCCCAGCTAAGCTTGCAGGCAAGCCACTAAGCGCTAATGTAGGGTCACCAGAAGCTCCAGAGCCATTAGTAACGCTCAAACCACTACCAGAAACCGCTATAGAACGGTTTGTAACGGTCGATGCACCTGTTTTGGCTACCAACCCATTAGCTGCTGCCTCTAAACTGCCTGAAGCCCCGTTTAACGTGATTGTAAGGGTGCTTAAAGCTCCACCGTCAGTCAAGCCAATACCTAAACTGCCTGATAAGGCTCTTGAGTTAGGTAGTGTTGACTGTTGGGTTAAGGTTAAGAAGTTCTGCTGCTGGGCAGGGGACGCTGCAATAGCTGAAGTAGGGACGCGAACAGTCACCCCGTTCTGGACAACTGGAACTTGCTCTGTCCCTGTAATTGGGCCACCAGCAGGTAATTGGGTAATCTGTATATTTGCCATTATGGACTCTGACTCAAATTATCAAGATTGCCATTTTGTTCAGGTGTGGCTGTGTTCTGCTCAGGTGAAATAACAAATTCATTTGGTGCATTTGTTGTAATCCCTGTCGGATTGTCAGCCACGCTCTCATCAGGACGAGGGAACCGTAACGTAATGCGCTCTGTCTTCCGCGCAGGTAATCTATACGGGTCAAACTGATCCTTACATCCTTGGTCACACACCATCAACCCCGGAAAGTTCGGGTCTTTTTCTAACACGGCATGAGGACGCTTCATTTTACAACGATCACACACCGCAATTGCGATGTCTGAATAACCTCTAGTATCAAGAAATACTGGCATTATCTTGTATAGACTGAAATGTTAGGAGCCAAATAAATCGGCGATTTATCGCGCTCTTCCTGTTCAGCTTCCATTAGATACTGCATTCCCATCTTCTCTAAATAACCAATTCTATCCATCTGAATGCCGGGCAGTTCTAGGCTCATCCTGTGAGCCAGCATCATTACTGTAGCCTCGTACCACCGCTGTGGAATCTCAAGCTCATCAGTTAGTGAGCCTACGTCCATAATTTGACGAGAGTACCAAACAGTCATCTGGATAAATGGGTCACTAGGCACAGGCCATAGGTATAGCTCAGGCACAGGGATAGTGCGGTTAAACCAATATTGAAACGGCTGATTAGCTGTGAAGTTCTTGTTTGGCAGGCTTGTATAGTCATCACGATTTAAACGAGCCATTGGTATTTCAGTGCTGTTGTTGCCAACGTAGAATTCGCGCAAGGCTAATGTCGTGCCGTTGTACACACGTACACGGTAGTACATAACAGACTGGCCGGGGTCTATATCCGTCCAAATCCATTGGTTGTCAGTAACAACTACCGCGCCAAGATCATCAAGGGTTGACCATGTGCTTCCGTCAGTCGAATACTCAAAAGTAACTGACCAAGTGGCAGAGCCGCCGCCAGACACGTAAGGCAAAATACCAATACTGCCAGCATAAATAGGAGTGCTTGTGCCATAAAAAACTTGGATGTTACCGTTTGCTGAGGTCTGTTGGCAGAATGTGTCTACGTCGCCGTCGTAAACATTTGCAACTACGCCGCCTGCAGAAGAGGTGTAATCACCTGAAGGGCGGTTCATCTTGCGATACAGAGCGTTTAGGACGTCTACAGCGCCCAAAGGAAGGCTGTATATGTATTTGTCGGCAGACAGCCCTATAACCTTCTTATCAATCGCCCAGTATTGAATGCCACGGTTAATTAAATGCGACAGAAGAAAGTACAAAGACTGACGTGAAGCTACCTGCTGCTCAGACGTCAGCTCCTCAGCTAACTTTCCACAACGACGAGCACCGTGGTCTATCAGCTCTTGGACATTTATTACTGTCGTACTAACTGTGCCTGAATAAGCCATGATTTACCAATTTGATGATTTTTTAGAACCAGTTTGACCAGTTGTAACTTTTGTCTTTGGTATTTTTATTGCGCCACCATGTTTGTTTCCAATTTTTCTTAGACGCGCTCTAGCTTTAGCTTCAGCAGCAAAATTATCTAGGTCACTACTACCACTTGGCGCATTACGAAAATCTTGCATTTCTTGTTTAGATGCGGCTTGACGAGCATCAAACTCTTCTTTAGTTACAGGAGCTCCGTCAATCTCATAGACTTGACCTTCTGGTGTTGGGTACGTTCTAAAAGAACTATCAGACATTTTTATCTCCCTACCAATTTGATGATTTCTTAGAATTTCTTTGCCCAGTTGACACTTTTGTCTTTGGAATTTTTATTCTGCCGCCTTTTTTTATTTCAAAATCTGTTTTTCGCTCTGGTTCAAAATTACGCATTCTGTACAGTTCTTCTTGATCGTTAACAAAAGAAGGTTTTGTTTCCATGAGAACAGGATTAGGCTTCGACTCCCTCATTGGATCATTGTCGTAATCAACAATTCCTACACTAGCCGCAATATCATCAATATCTTTACCCGGATAGTTAGGAACAACACGTTTTTTAGATTTGCCTGTCTTTTTCATTTACCACCCCGAGCAATTCCAGCGTTTCATAGATGCCCGTGCGCGTGAGCCGCGCTCAGAGCTTTTTGCTATAGGTTCCATCCGAGCACAGAAAGAGTTCTTGCGTGCACCACCTTGGGGCTGCGGAGCTTTTAAATCGCTACCAGTCTCTCTGTTGTACTTCGCACGACCCTTGGCCGTCAATCCAGCCCCCTGCTCCGCTGGTAGCTTCTCGCCTCGACCTACGGAAAGAGAAGGGCCTCCCTCTTTTAATTTCGATGGGAGCTTCCCGAAGGCTTTTTTTCCTACGTTAGATTCTGTGTATTCGGCTGCTTTAGCTGAAGACATGCCAACTTTTTTAGCAACAGAAGGATTATGCTCAATAGCCTTCATCAACTTAAACTGTGCTTTGGATTTAGCAGGCATAATTACCAACAAGATTTTTTAGCAGAACCGCCATTTTTCTTCTTGGCAGTTTTAGCAGACTCTACAAAGTCTTGTTTTGATGGCGCACCTTTGCTACCAGCTTTACGCATCTTTTCGCCAGAGCCTTCAGAAATTCGTTCACGTTTTGCATGAATATTTTCATAAAGACCACCGCCTTTCATTTTCTTTTCAGAGAATAACTTATCCACTATGGCCACCCGTTGAGGTTTTGTTGTTACGTCTTTAACTTGACATGATTAGTCTGGGTTCTTAATGAGAATACCACCCGCATACATACTGCAAGTAAGCGGGCCACCAGCACTAGATTTGACGCAAAACTGCATGTCAGTTTTTTCGGTGTGAGCAATTTGAACAGTATAAGGAATCTCCTGTTTCTGCACGAAAACAGTCTGATGTGTCACAGTAATAGCGCCAGTTACGTTATCTTTGTTGTACTCTTGGGCAATCATATAAGCACTAGAAGTAAAACCAATAGCAGCGTCATATTGTACGTAAGACAGATAGAACGTATAACCTGCTGGAACTGTATAAATTGACATTTGCGTCTGACCAACACCGGGGTTGATCTGAGCGTAAGTCGTAGAGCTAATTTTTGCGGTAATGGTTCCAACATTGGTGCCGTTGGTCACATACATTGCATTGATTCGCAAAAACGAATTAGTGGTCGTTACATTAGTTGTGCCGTTTATCGCAATAGTTTCATTTAACGGAACAAAATTAGCGCCACAACCTTCAATTCGTATGCTAAGTGCAGTCGTGTCCGATGCAGAACTGCTCACTAAAACCAAAGGGGCAGCAGATGATGGAGGCGTGTATAAACCGCCAGATTGTGTCTGACCTTCCCACATTGGGCCAGTTGCGGTATTTGCGATATTTGGGCTGTAGCCAAAAATTTCAATTCCAGTATGCCCATCTACTTGACCACGGGCTACTTGCAGCTCAAATGGCTCATACGCACCCTGACGAGTGGCAGAAGAATAAGTTCCCATATCAATCCTCAATTAAAAGTAGGGGGCGAACCCCCTACTCATTTTCAACAAGCACTACCGCCGCGCTTTTTACCCGGAGGCGAAACTGTTTTGCTTACTTCGCGCTCAGTTGTAGTCACCGCACCTTGACCAGTCATGCCACTTAAAGCTTTCTTGATCTTACGTGGGATATACATCAACGCATCACTAACGTCAGACCGAAGTCCTTCGTTAAATTTGCGCTCATCAGCATCAAATGCATCACGCGCAGCTGCGTTAGTACGCGCCTGTGCATCACCACCATCAGCCATCTTTTTTGCAGTAGTTACCTTCCCGCCCTTTTTAAAGGTGCCAGATAACTGGTTGATGCTTACTGGACTAGAGGGCTTTTTACGCCCTTGAGGCATCGCGACGGGCTTCCCTGAATCAACAACTCCCCCCGCCGCGTAAGCTTTTTTTGGGGCACCACCGTTCTTGTAGCCACCCGCATTAGACTTAGCCACGCCACCAGTTGCATAACCACCGCCATTGCCGTTCTTCACGCCGCCAGTTTTGGCAGGTGAATGATCAGTTTTGGATGTGTGCATCTTCGTATTACGATACTCGCCACCTTGGTTCTCAGTATTGATGATCCCGCCAGAAGCTAGACCACCCTTCTTGTAACCACCTTGACCATTAACAACGCCGCCAGTAGCAAACTTCTTACCAGCCATCGCCTTCTTGATCATTGCACGGTCTTGAGCTGCGTCATCATGAGCCTTGCCACCCTTTTTCATCATTGGTGCCGATGGGGGTGCCATAGGATCAGGAGAAGCCATAGGAGGACGCATAGGCGGCTTCATTGCCTTGCGACGCATTGCCATTGAAGGGCGCTTAGGGCCAACCACTGGAGCAGCAGAACCGCCCACAGGGCCTGATGTAATGCGCGGAGCACCCATCATTGCGTCAGCCATACTAGGATCACCACCCATAGCCATCTTCTTGGCTTTAGTTGTAGATCCACCCTTCTTCATAGCAACAGCACCACCTTTTTTAAGCTTCAAAATAACTGAAGGCTCGGTGGTTTCCATTTTTACCATTGGTTTAAATTGACCCATGATGGTTCTCCTTAAACTTTCTGGGCGTAGACTACGGTCAGGCGGAAAGTGCCTTGCGTAGTTGATACGGTGCCATTAGGGTCAACAGTAATAACAACATTTGTATTTGCACCAACATCAGACATTGAAGTCAATTGAGCTGCAGTAAATGCCAAGGCAGTACGTCCAACCAAAGTTACATCAGTGGCAGACAGGTATTGAGTACCAGCCGCAGCTGTTCCAATCGTTGCATTAACTAAGGTTGCAGTGCCAGCGCCATACGCAGGAACTGTAACCATATCGACAATTAAGTCAATAATTTGAGATGATGCGGGGATAGTAATTGTTGCGCTTGTTGCAGTACCAGCGGCAACAGTCGTGACAGTAGTTGTTTGACTAAGGACAACATAACCACCATCAGTCGTGTCAGTTAGCGTGCCAGAACCAGAACGGAGCGTCGAACCAAAATAGGTTTGAGCCATTTCATTTCTCCTGTTAGGAGGGGAGCCGAAGCTCCCCAACTGGTTTAGACGCCCGGTGTGCCGTACATAGCACGCCAGTCGGTGAAGCCAACTTGGTAACGCTCGGTTGCCTTGTAGCGCATCGAGTCAGTTTCAAAGTCACCTTCCATCGTCTTCTCAAGCTTACGACGCATCAGGAGCTTCATGCCCTCTGGTGCATCAGTCTGTACCCACCATGCGGTGGAAGAAGTCAGACGCGACAATACTGCAGCGCCTTCATCCAACAGACCAATCGACTTGATTGGGTTGATGTCGTTGTTAGCGTTGCCGCTACGCAGAACAGACTTCAGGAGAACTTCAGCTTGGAACACGTTACCGGGAGCTACAACGATTTGACGTGGAACCAAACGGATTTTCTTGCCATTGTTGTCTACCGCTTGACGGATCTGAATCAACATCTGTTCCAAAGAAGTCTGGGACAGGTTGGCTGCAGTAGTCAGCAAGTTCGACACAGTGCCATTGACGATTGGGTGTGAAGCTGAGTTCAGCTGTACACCGTCACCGCCGGGGTATGCAGAGTTAAACGCACGGTTCAATACGTTAGCCGACAGCGTCTCTTTAGTCTCAATCAATGACTGAGCTAAGTGACGAGCATAAACTTGACCAATACGGATGTGGTCGCCATCTTCAACCAACACTTTGGTCAGCGCGAAGGCCAAACCGAAGACTTGGTAAACATAGCGCTGCAGGAACAGAACACCACCCTGTTGATACGATACTGGAGTACCGTCAGGCAGTTGTGGAGCTGCGCCAAAGCCATACAGAACTGGCTCTTCGTGGTAGTTACGCGGGATACCTTCTTGCTCACGGAAAACGCGTGACCATTCGTCGGTACGCTGATCGTAGACACCATCAAAACATTCATTCAGAATTGGTTCGACAATGCTACGAAAGTCGGTACTTCTCATTGGGGCTGCCATGTTTTAGCCCTCCTTAGATAGCGTTAATGTTTGCAACGTACTGGTGCTCTGAAATCTGCGCCTGAACGATTACATACGTATCACCCCATGCATTATCTACGTAGGGGGCTAAATTGATCACACGCATCTGCTTAGTAGCAGATGTGCCAGCTGCGGAAGTACCGAGCGTGCACTGTGATAGACCTGTCACATTAGAACCAGCAGTTGTGTTGGTTAAGTCAAACTGCTCACCAACGGCAGCTTGAGTCAACGAACCTTCTGCTTGGATCTCATACACAATGTTAGGATCAGAGTAGTAGTAAGCGATGCAAGAACCTGCAGTGTATGCAGTCGATGCAGGCCAGTAGTTGGAAACACGACGACGACCAGTAGTGTCAGTCCACTCAACGCCAGCAAAAGCGCCTTGGAATGCATCACCAGTAGTTGCAGGATTCAACAGACCAGCAGTAGTCAATAAAACAGGTTGGCCCTTCAAAATGTCGGAACCATAACCAGAAACAATACCGCCAGCAAGAGCCACAGCGCGATCAAGACCCGAAGGATGAAACGCAGGGCGCAGGCCGAACGGAGCAGATGTCGAAGACATAGTTAACTCCTATCAGTTATAAACAATGCCTAGCCAGCAAAAGATGGCGCAGGCAACGGTTTGTCCAATTGCTCAATGCCCTCACCCTCAACTTGACCGAGTGCTCTACCTCGGCTATCACGTCCAACGGACTGCTCTGCTTGTAACTTGATCTTATTCGCTTCTTCCAGTGGTGCATCGTGATGGAAGTGCGCCATAATTTCTTGATACTGATCCATAGGGATCTTAAACAAAAGCATTTCGTTACACGCAATGTATCCAGTATGTTCGCCAGCCTTTACACGGTAATTTTCAAACCCTTTTATATCCTCAGCTTGCACTGGGACATAACCGAGACGAATCCGTTTGTCGATGCCGTCGTAACTATTGGTTGTTGATAACCAGCATAAATGCCAGCCGGGTATATCAGGTGCATTAGGCAAAGCGCTTTGTGTCCACTCATCTTTCCACATCTTTCGACGTTCTTCAGACGACACAAAAGTTTCTTCGGGTGCCTCACGAGCTGAGTCATGACTAACGCGAGATGTTTCGCGTCCACCGGCAGAGAGAGATTTCTTTAAGCGAGAATCCATGATTAACCCCTTTGATTACGTTGACGTGATTCCATTGCGTAGCGCTTTATCATGCGGTTCCTTTTTTCAGGATCGTCCCACATGCCAGCATCTTTCATAGCAGTTACCTGCTCACGAGACAGAGTGAATGAATTTCCACTTCCACCTCTACTACTCGACACTTCGCGCCCCGAACTGGTTACAACGCTTCTCGGACGGCGGTTTACTGGTTTCTCATCAGTGAAGTCAGTATAACGGTTAGGTAATACTTTTGACAAGCGGTTGTCAAGCTCTTCCCAATATTCTGAAGATTTTGGATCCCAACCCTCATCAGCAAGGGCTTGGTCTACAGTCATAGCTATGCGCGAGTCCATGTCCTTAGCCTGCGCGTTGTACCAAGGGTTAGCCTCCATCCACTTTGCTGCGTACCGCTGCAGCATAGGGTCTTGCTCAATAGTTTGAGCTTTGTCAGGCGTAACCATGCGCTTCTTAACGCCCTCAAGGTTTTCAGACTGCTGACGAGCGTCGTACCACATCTCCTGAGCACTAGCTAACAGGTCTCCATCCATTGACTCAGTGGCTTCCTTCATCTTGCGCTTTGCGTATTCAATACGCATTTGTTGATCCTCAATAGCCTTATCCATACGGGCTAAATCGGCACCAGCTGTCTTCCTCTCTACAACAGAAAGGCGCTCAAGTAGCTCTTGGTTCTGACGTTGCAGGTTTTGCAGGCGAACGTCTTTCTCAGTTGCAACTTGACGGTGATATTCCTTACGAGCTTTGCGTTTATTGCGTTTAGCAGCACGCATAGCCTCAGCTTCAGGGTCTATGTCTCCAGTAGCGGCAATCTCAGCAGCTTCTGCCTGTGCATCAGCCTCGTCCTGCTCCTCTGGGGTAGCTGGAGCATTATCATCATCATGTATTGCCAGATCATCAGGCAGATCAACGGTTGCTGAACCGTCAACACCTTCCTTAACAAATAAGTCTGGCTCTTTATTAGCATCTGTACTCATACGAATGCCCTCATTTCTAATGGATTGCCCGTTACTCGGGTGATTACTTCATGGTCATTGAGAACCATAAAGAGAGCTGGATCTTCATCAGGCTGGCCATCTACTGGCACCTCCCAACGATCACCGCCCCACTTCGGAACGCGAATATAGTCGCCTACACGAGCCCATGCCCCTTCAGGCCAGTCTTCCATCGTGTCGCGCTTCTTAAACGCCAGAGGGCCTATAGCAATAACCTTGGCCACTTGACCATTCCATTTTTCCGTTTCCCGAGTCTCTTCCACTAGGATAATTCCACCATTCGTTGTCTTCTTCTTAGTGCGACGAAGTTGTACAAGTATGCGTGCTCCGAGGGGTTCATTACCGGGGTCTACAGTGGGGAAAGCCCACGCTATGTCAGCCTCGTTAGAAGCTACCGGTTCATTCATGTTCATCGTCTTCCCTTAATATATTGTTAAGTATGTCAAGGGCATCTTCCAGCCCTTGGTGTTGACCTACCAGCCGTTGATACGTCTCAAAGTTGACGCAGTTACCTGCAACCAACGATGAGGAGATCTCGTACTGACGTGCTTTAACAGCACTTATAAAGTCGCTTTCGTATCTCATGCGTTTCGCTTGTCTACGCCTTTGCCGCTTTCAAAATTGCCGTGGTCGCTGTTAGCCAAAGGCTGAGTAGCTTTGCCTTCTTCTTTCATTTGCTGGCCAGTGATCCAAGCGCCAGCTGCGTTACGATGACGCTGAGGTACTGCTTCGGACTGTTCGTCCTTTAGTGTGATAGCCATGATTAGCTCCTTAGGTTACGTTGTGCTGCCTCTTGCAGCGTTAAAGCAGTTTCCTGCTGTTCTTGACGCAGCTTCACCTCGTCTACCGTCAACTCGGCTTCCTTCATGCGTTCTTTTGTTAGGTTGTTCTCGGCGTTCATAGCCACTTCAACCTGCAACTTATCTTGCGACATCTTCATGTCTGCCTGATCTCTAGCAGCACGGCGTTGTGTCTCAGCCATTGAAGCCTGCAATACAGCGTTGGCTTCTGGGTCTTGGATCAATCCCTTCTGCTGATCTGCCTGCTTCTGCTGCATCTGAGCTAACAACTGACCTAACTGTTGCAGACTTGGCATGACCTGAGCAAATACCTGTTGGGCATCCATCTCAACGTGAGCTGAAGCTGCGGCAATCGTCTGGTCAATGCTCTTCTGCATCTTGCTTTCAGCATATTTCCTAAGATCAAGATCAGTTCCTTGGGTAACGTAGGCATTTGCCTGATTTGTGTACCAGAGAAGCATGTGCTGCTTAATATGCTCAATCTCTTGGGGCAAGCACTTCTGGGCAAGCATAGGGTTACTACCAAAGATAGGGTCTAAGGCGAACTTCAGGTGCGTTTGTATGTGCGCTAGGTGGTCTTGGCTTGGATAAGCAAAGGATGGACGACCCAACGCCATAGCAGCGTTCTCATCAATCGCATTCATCTCCGTTGGTTTGACTGCAGTAGGCATCAACTCACTAGGATTTGGCACTTTCATCTGTTTTAGAGCCCTTGAGTACACCGCCCTACGGTCAAACAGGTCAGGAGCTTCCTTAGCAAAGGCAATAACCGCCTGAGTCTGCGCCATACGCTGTGTTTCAGAGAAAATATGGGGGTCAGATACAGGAACCACGTCAGAATTGCGTTTAAAGTCCTCTCTGGTGATCGGCAGCTCGGCAACCATGTCACCACGGCGCTGGTCATCCAGATACCAGCGGTTAATACGACCCAAAACACGCAAAACACGGGCTTGTGAGTCATGTAAACGCGCATGAATAGCTGAGAATACTGCAGCACCCTGCTCAATCAACGCTTGAGTAGTGCCTACAGGCGCATTAGAGGTGATGTCAGCGATCTTTTCCTCTGCGGTGGTCACTACCCCCTTAGCTGCGGTCGTAAGCCAGCCTAAAAGCTCCATAAGCACTGGAGAAGGTGGGTTAAATGGCATAGGCATAGCGATTTTGCGTATGTCGTCAATACCGGGGGAGCCTTCCAACTCAATAACCTGCGTCACATCTATCTGATCAGACTGACCAGAGATTTTGCCGCCCTTCAACTTCATCATTGTGGCGCTGTTGTTGATGTGTGCGGTATCCAACAGAGCACGTAGAGCGCCAGTCAGAGCTGCAGACATGCCGCCAATCAGATGAGGCAAGCCAATAGCATAGGCACCACGCCAAGGGATGAACTTAAACTCAATCAGCCAGTCCAGTTTGGTCAGTGTCTCGTCGCCTTCTTCCCAGTTACGGTACAAGCCAATGACTTCAGACGTCAAATCGTCAATCATCAGGATGTACGGGGCTAGTTCACCCTTGCTGCGGTCGTCATCCTCCATCTCCAGCCATGTATAGATGTGATAAACAGTACGAATACCGTCCACATTGTCAGACATGCTCTTGCCTTCGATCTTGTCGTTAGCCTTTTCTGGGCCTGATTGCTCAGGATCTAACGATGCACGCACCAAAGTAATGTCACGGTACAGGCCACGGTCTACTCGGCGCTTGAATTCAAACTCTGTGATCTCATGAACTTCCGTTACACGCTGTGCGGTGTAGAAGTTACCAGCCGCGAAGGGCAGGTAGACGTTATCAATAGGCACAAACTCAGCACATGGGCGCTTTTTCTGCTCGTCGTACCACATCTTCATGTACTGTGAGCCACCCAAAGGCAGCTGTGTCAGCAGTTGTTCCTGCTCGTCGCGGTACTCTTCGATCTGCTCAGTCAGCTGCCAGTTCATGTAGTCGCGCTTGCGCTCAGCTACCTCAACCTTCTCAGGCGTTGACTCACCTAAGACTTGTGATCTGACAGGGCCATCAGGTGGGAAGAGCTCTTTGATTGCACGGGAAGCAAAGTCAATACAGCCCTCAGCCATAATAGGATGCACAACCTTGGACGCACCATTGAAGTTAGCACCACCGGGGGCGTCATTACCCATACCAGTACGGCGCAGGCCATCTTCATACTGCTTGTCACGTCCCTTGCGGTCTTCCTTGTCCTTCTCAATGTACTCAATGAACTCAAGGGCAAGGCTGCTAAGGTCTAAAGGGCTGAACTCTTCAGACAGGTTGGCGTAGTAGTCTTCATCATCTGATGGGCCTTTGAAGCCATTCATATGAACAACGACTGAGCCATCATCCATCTCTTCAAGTTCGCCCTCTTCTTCGTCTTCCATGTCGACGATAGCACCGCCATCAGGCGTTTTAGTCACTCCGTCTATAAAGCGCCCAAAGTTTGGGTCTACTGGCATTTCAGGCATGATTCATCCTCTTTAAATTGCGTTATAAGCTGCGCCACCTTTGGCGAACCGTTTAGTCAAAGCTTGGTGAACCATGTCATCAAGGTTAACAGTTACATTCTTTGATAGAGCTTGAGCTACTAAGTCGTCAAGGTTGATGACACCACTTTCAGCCATGTTTACTGCGCCGCCTTGGGCTTTGTTTTGTGGCAAATACTTCTTCACAATTGGCTCCCACTCTTCACGGGTCATAAGACCATTTTTTAATTCTCCAGCCCTTCTTGCGGCGGCAATTGCAATCATACGGTCAGAGGAAGAAGCATCAAAACTTTGCGGAATAAAATCTTTTAATGAGTGATGTGCAACGTCATACAAATCAGTATGGTGCATATCACCAACGCTACTAAAATTTCCTGACTTTACAAAGTCTTGGACAAATGGGATGTATTCGGGGTTAGGCTTGCGGTTGTTCTTACCTTTAATCTCTAAGATTTTTGATGGCATTGCTTTTTTTGCCATGTTTATAGCAATGTCTTCAATGTCTTTACTTGTATATCCATTAGGTAATCTTTTAGCTTCTTCTTCCGCTAAAGCCATATATTTCTGAACCTCTTCATGCCTTGGTGCATATTTATTAGGCTCAACCTCAATCGTTACATGCGGCTCACCCTTAGCATCACGCAATGTATATATCTCAACCTCGCCATTAAGTAATGGCTCACAATGACCAGCGCCACCAACGCAATGGCGCATCATGTCGCCTTCATACTTGGTGGCTTGCCTTACAAACTTCTCTGCCTCTTCATCAGAGTAACCTTCAGGGCGTTTAATCTGTCTCCAGCTAACACCGTTAGGATTGTTCTCTGGGTACTCTTTAAATGTATGTGTAGCAGGATTGTTAGCAACCTGAAGGTCAGACTTAGTCTTCTGTACGTTACGCCATGCGCTAATCTTCCCAGACAATGCAGACACATCGTCTACCGTCATCTTCTCTAAGTCTTTTGGAGTAATCTTTAAATGTTTTGGAAGTACAGAGGCAGGATCCATAGCCTCTTTTAGCTCGTCAATCATGTGACGGAACTCAAAAGAAACATCGCTATATGAGTCCAAATCATAAACAACATCATCTGGATTAAGTTTAGTTAACCAAGGATTTCTTTCAAGCGTATCTGGATCGCTTAGCTTTTGTTTTACTTTTTGAGTTTTCACCTCAGCATCAACGGCTCTTTCCCATTTCTTAGATGCTGGGTGCGTGCCAAGTGGCTCACCTTGGACGCCTGCACGCTCTCTCTTACCGCGTAATCCCTCCCCAAAACCTTTAGAGCCTTCAGTATAATCAGCCCAACCATGTTCAGGAATGGTTACGTGAAACAAGCCTTGCGATGCTATGTATTCTTCGTCAGCAAACTTTTCCCTAGCTTTCTCTAAGTCACCCTCAGACAATGTTGTGTCTTTGCCTGCTGCTTTTGCCTTAGCTATGTCAGCTTCCATCTTGGCTAATCTTGCTTGGTTTGCTTCTTTCAGCTTCTCAGCCTCAGCAGCACGGCGCTCGATGCCTAAACGAATAGGGTCTTCAGCCGTCCCCATCTCATTCTTAATGTATGGGTGAAGCTTCTTATCAATCCATTTACCAACAGCAAGATCAGTTGTTTGGTTTGGGGTAAGTTTTGGCAATAACTCAGGCAACCACCCGTCTCTAAGCAAAGATTCATTTTGCTTATCTATTAAATCTTGATTCCAAATAGTTGTCTCATTTTTGAGCCTTCTGGGCACAAACTCAGAAGAATTATTAAGAAAGTTCCCACCTTTAGGCTTGATGATGTTCATACGTGGGTCAACGCCGTACTTGCTGGCAATGTCTAACGCCATCTCAGCTGCAGTAGGGGCAAGCTTCTTAGCGCTAGCCACAAGAGCACGACCAGCAGGCGCTAACTCTTCGCCAGTAAGCGGCATAAATTGCCCAAGCTCTTGAGCTATCTTTGCCTCATGCGAATCACCAGCCGATGGCAGTATGGTGTCTAAGTCTTCCATTGTTGGAAGTTTGAACGCAGGCGGTGTTTTATAAGTCTGCGGGAATGTCTGACCTTTAGGCTTGCGCTCCATCGCTGGCAACGCACCTTCAAGGTCGCTCATACCTTCAATAATATCGCCCGGTATTCCTGCGGTTCCTATAACTCGACCACGTAAGCCACCAGCCAACATATTGAACAGGCCAGACATAGCACCAGTAAAGACATCATTAGTGTCTGTCCATACACCTGTGCGACCTTTTTGTAAGTTAGCGTCAGCTGACCACTTCAATGGGAATAGCTGAGATACATCACGCTTCTCAGGTATGCCACCTTCAGCTAACCCGCCTTTCTTCTTGCCTGTCAACTGCTTGATGCGCTCACGGTATTCGTTAAACTGGTTGATGTATTGATCGTCTACCAATTGATGCGGGAATACTTTCTGGATAGTCCCAGTAAAGTCTGATGGGTCTTTGGTGGTAGCAATATGTTGAGCGGCATCAGGGTTGCTAATAACAAATGGGGTCAATACTTCCTGTTGCCCAATCGCATCTCCAAGTATGCGGTGACTGTATGTGTTATGCGGGTTACCAGCTGCCTCAACCAATGCACCCGGCTTTAACTCACCAGTCATCAGGCCAGTCATGTTAATTTCCATGTCCCGCAGGAAAGGCTCAGTGATAGCGTATTGAATATCTAAACCGTTTGGTAATCCTAAAGGCTGTGTAACCTTTGGGACTTTCATTCGATTGTTGAACCATTTACGCAAAGCAGTATCAGACTTCATAACTTCCATTGCCGCTTCTCTATCAGCTACGCCGGGCCAATGCGGGAATGTAATAATCTCTTTAGTTTTTGGGTCTTTATAGCCTTTAGCAATAATGCTATCGAACATATTAATCTTAGCTGGATCAGCCTTAGACCAATCAATCGCACGCAGGTTAGCGTCAGCAAAATGCATAGCAAAGTTATTTGACATAGGCCCCATCGCAAGATGCGACCCAATGATTCTGTTGGGCTCATATGCATCAGCAAGCCTGTCAACCTTGCTTTGTACGTTCTTAGCAGGGACTTCCGTTGACTTCCAGAACTCAGGCTCAGGCAAATGTTTTTGTCCCAAGCCGTATAAAGCGCCACCTTGTTGCTCAGAGTCTATGGGGAAACCTTCAAGCTCATCAAGAATCTTGTTTGATACCGTCTGATCACCGGGAAACGACACGATTATGTCGCCCTTAGTTGGGCTGTAGGTGCTCTCCTGAGCTACCGTGCCATAGGGAGTTAGTTTGTAGTTGAGCTTCTTGACTCGCTCCTGCTCTTTCATTGAACGCCCAGCAAGGTTCTTTGTGTCTTTCGCCTTACCAGTTAGGACGTGCTCACCAAGCATCTGCCTAGCAACACGCTCAGCTTGCGCGTTAATGAAGTCGGAAGACATGTTTGCGCGTGGCAGAACAAGTGGCAGAGCATTGTCACCGCTATGCGTCAAAGCCTTCATTGCCTTCATTGCCTTCTTAGCAGCACCACCAACGCCCATCTTCTGGACGCCACGCTGCATTGCGCTATGAACTATCTCGTCTAAGTCAATTACGCCGCCCTTAGCCTTGTTGATAGTCTTTGCGATCTGCCCCAACATCTCAGCGCTAGGCGGTGGTGGGCTGTTTGACGTTTGGTTGCCAAAGTTGACATCAGTATTAAAAAAGTTAGGCATGTTTGCAGCGCCGCCCTCAACAGAGCCGCCCTCAGCAAAAAGTGGTGGTAGTTTACGCGCCTTAGTCCAATCAGGAATACGATCCTCTTTGTTCGTAAAGCGTTCTTCAGGTATAACTAGGGGCTCATCGCCTATTTGCTCTATCAACGCTTGCAGGTAATCTTCTTGGCTTCTGCGTGGGAATGGCTCACGCAGGTTCGCTCTTGGGAGCATACGCCATAATGTGTTCTCATCACCAAGCTCTTCTAACGCTACGTTGCGATGACGGCCTTCATGACCTGATACAAATGGCAACTTACCTTTGTTCTTATTCAATTCAAGAAACGGGACATCTGAAGCGCCGCCACCACCGGGTGACATCTTTTGCATGTATGACTCTATTGCCGCACGATATGGGTCTGTCAACGTAGCTGCATATTTTTGAAACTCAGCAGGGTTAGCAACCATCATGGCAGCTGCATTGTCGCCACCAAAAGCCTGACGCAAAGCCTCTTCTGTGTATTGATTCTCAAGGTTCTTGACCTGATCAGCCGCACGTTGCACACGCTTAGCGCCGTACTCGCCCTTACTCTGGCGTATAGCCTGCTCTACGTTTGATACCTTGCTGGGTATGATGACGGATGGCGCTTGAACCGCCTCATCCTCTTTGCCTAGCGTCTTCTTAGCCTTGGCTATAGTCTTTTTGCCCTTCTCAGTCGGCAGGGTATGAGGCGCATACGCAGCCTCCTGCGCTGCCTTCCTAGCCGCCATCTCAGCAGCTATAGCTTCTTGTGCCGCCCGACTACCAGCTGGCATCTTTGACAGGAGTTCAGCAAGAGGGGCAGCAATCTTAGAATAGTTAGGCATGTCTACACCGCATAAGGGTTGGTTCGCTTCCGACTGGCGTAGACGTAGTCGTCATCGTCGTCGTCTGGCGGTTCAGGGTCAATGTCCAAGAATCTAGCATCCCGCAAGTATCTCAGAGCCTGTGTACAACTGTCCACGAAATCATCATGGGTTGAATCAGGGAAACTGCATATCTGGCTTACGAACCCCTCAGCCCAGTCCCTTACGTATCCTTTACGTTGAGTGCTCTCAGGTATCCACACGCGCTTGTGAGCAATAATGTTGGCGACAATACTAAGTCGCTGAATCTTATCGGCTCTGCCGGGGTTGTATGCCCTGACTGGGAGGTGAGCTCGTTGTAAGTCTTGGATAAGTGATATACCCGAAGCCTTGTCTTCAATGAGTATAAGGTCAACCTTTTTGCCACCGACAAAGTTTCCTCTGCCTTCTTCCTCGGGATCAGACCCAAACGATACTTTGAATTCCTCGATAACCTTCGGACGTAGATCCGGGTACTGTAGCCTGTCTTGCCATGCGTCAATGAGCATGACGGCCATTGGCCCATCAAGTGGTTTAAAAATGCCCCACGTTGTCGCCGCAGTCGGGTCATTGACGGTCTTCTCCGTGTAAGCACAGTCATAGCTTTGGAGTACAAACTCAAATTTAGGGAAGGGTTTATTACATGGCCACAGTCTGAACATGTCACGCTTAACGATGCCAGACTCCTCAGGGTCGATCAGCTCAGCCTCAATCTCCTGCCTGCCAAGGCTAGTGCCCTCGTATTGTAAGATTTGCTTCTTGAAGTTGTCAGCTAGGTTAGCTATGTTGGCGTAGGTTGAGGCACGGGTTA